CGCAGCCGGTACTGGCGCTACAGCAGGCGGCGCTGCTCCTACTTGTTGGTCTGGAAAAACTGGTTCACCAGGTACTGCTGGCACAGCAGGTGGTGCTGGCACTGGTGCTACAGCAGGCGGCGCAGCTCCTGCTACTTGGCCGGGTAAATGCGGAAGTGCCGGTACTACCGGAACTTCAGGATCTGCCGGTACTGGTGCTACAGCAGGCACGGCTGGCACCAGTAATCCAGGAACTGCGGGAAACCCAGGAAGTACTGCGTCTACAACTAACGCAACTTCTGTGCAAGTTTATCCGTACCAATTGATAACAGTAACAGTCGGCACCGGTAGTGCTAATGGTGCTGTTACTGTCTCTTGGTAATAAATACGTGCACCGGTCTACTGGTAATAAATACAACAGTAAACAGCATGGGTCGAGACCCACGATTAAATCACTAGGAGTTAAAAAATGATTGTTGGCATTAAAGATATTTTCCTCTATACTGGCCTTACACCTAATGGTGGAAATGATTCTGCTATAGCATTGCAATGGATGATTGATAACAATATTCCACACGATAACCTATGGTATGGTGATCCAGCTCAACATTCTAGTGTATTCGCAGCTTTGAATACATGGGGCATCGGTGAGTTTACCGACTTCCCATTCGTAATTTACGACGAGAAGCATGATGACTTCACGATCACAAAACAGGCTCTAATTGGACTTGATGCAATTACGAATAGTAATCTAGTTGAACTACTAGCACTCTAACTATATAGAGACAACTTTTGGAAGACTACACCGTAGATTGTAAACGAATGATGTTAGTCATGCGGTGTTATGATAAGCTCCCATTGCATCTAAGAGAATGGATTTCAGGTTTACATTTTAGTTTGCATGATGATCACATTCTTCGCGGGACCGCAGAAGTTGAAAGATGCAAAGCCTTCATTGAATCAGGAGGCGTGCATTACGAAAAACCAGGAAATGGACAAAATTAATGTTCTCGTTTTTGAGAAAAAAAGAACCAAAGCTAGAGTTTCTTTGCTTTGATGATGATCTAGGTAACATTCCAGAACCCTACCCTGCAAGAAAACTTATGCCAAGTTGGTATAAAGCACTACCTATGAAACTGGGTGCTGGATTTGAGCAATCAACACTAAAGAGATGCCCTCCTTTTCTTGATGCAATGGTTACTGGATGGATTATACCTCTAGTTGCTGATGTGCATGTTGAATCCAATGAGGACTGCTCTCATATAAAATATGATACTAAATTCCCGCGGCCCATGATCGAAAATCACTTACAAAGTCAAGTAACATCTGATAAATGCCCCGCACCACATCTTCCCAAACCACCTATAAAATGGTTAAACTATTGGGCCATCAAATGTCCTGAAGGATATTCATTGTTGTTTGTTCCACCACTGAATAGAGCAGATGAACGTTTCACTTGTTTCTCGGGTATGGTTGATTGTGATGGATATTTTGAGTTTGTTAACTTCCCATTTGTTTGGAACAAGCCCAATGCAAATGAGATTATACCGGCGGGCACCCCATTGATGCAAGTTATACCTATAAAAAGAGATTCATTGTTTACTAAACATGTAATACGCTCATTCAATGAAAATGAACTTAAAGAGTTAAATGATACTCATCGTAAACGTCAAAGCCACGAGTCTCACTATAGGGATAACGTCTGGAAACTTAAGTAATGTCAGTTTATCAACTTACTCCGCCGCCTCCTATTGCTGTACCAGAATTAAACTTTGCACTATGGCATAATGGATTCTCAGATGAGGAACTTGCTCGCATCATAGAAATAGGGGATCAACTTGCAATTTCTGCTGCTACTGTAGGCCAAGATAATTGTGTTAGTGATAGAATAAGACAATCTAAAACAGGATGGATGAGCCTCAATGAGGATACTCAATTCATCTACGATAAGCTAGGTTACATAGCAAGACAATTGAATGGACAGTTCTTTGACTTTGATATATGGGGTTTCGTTGAAGACTTGCAATATACAATCTATGACGGTGGAGACGGACATTACACTTGGCATTTAGATAGGGGAGGATCTACTTCTGATACTCCCAGAAAGTTGTCAATGGTTCTACAATTATCAGACCCATCTGAGTATGAGGGAGGAGACTTAGAACTGTTTGAAGGACCAAATCCAACTCAAGTAAAAAAAGAGAAAGGTTTAATTTCTGCCTTCCCTTCTTTTGTACTACATAGAGTGACACCGGTTACTAAAGGAACTAGAAAAACATTAGTTGTTTGGTTGACCGGACCTCGCTTCAAATAGGATTACACATGACTGACGTACTTGATCAATGGCATTACTTTGCCTCACCCGTTTATAGCATCAAAAAACCTGAGTTTCTTGATACTGTACGAAAGGCTAGCAATGATGTATTGCATATTCAACGCAAAGAAAATAAGATAGACGAAATATATCCTGTCATTCAGGCTGATGTATCAGGACATGACCAATTAATTGAGTTTCATGATTATGTAATCAACACTGCCTGGAATCTGTTGCGCGATCAGGGATACAACATGGACAACCGATCTACTTACTTCACAGAAAGTTGGGTGCAAGAACATCACAAGTATTCTTCTATGGAATATCACAATCATAATGATTGTAACCTTGTTGCGTTTTATTTCACTGAATGTCCTAGTAATCCACCCAAACTAGTAATACATGATCCTAGACCATCTAAGGTAATGATTGATCTTCCCGAAGCCGATTTTAGTAACATCTCAATGGCTACTTCTATTATTAACTTCACTCCAACTCCCGGAATGCTATTCTTTGCAAACTCTTGGCTACCTCACAGCTTCACGCGCAATGCATCTACTAAGCCATTCAAGTTTATTCACATGAACATCGCTACTAGATTGAATCCTGTTCCAGTGGTATATCCTGCATCAGCGGAGATTATCTAATGAGAGAGTGCGGTTCATGTCACAAATGCTGTGAAGGTCATTTACGCGGAGAAGCATACGGGTATGCGTTTTGGAATAGTAGAAAATGTCATTTCTTGAATGGTAATGGATGTTCTATCTATAGTACTCGTCCCGATGATCCCTGCAAGTCGTATAAGTGCATGTGGTTGCAAGATGAAAATCAAGAGATTCCAGAATGGATGAAGCCAGACGAAGCAAATGCAATACTAACTTCGAGAACCATTGATGATATCTCATATATTGAATTGATCGAAGCGGGCGCGCCAATGAAGGCAGATGTTCTTAGTTGGGCTATACAATATACATTAAATAACAAGCTAAACTTATATTATCAGGTCAATGGTGGTTGGAATAAAATAGGTAATACTGATTTCTTAGAGGCAAGATTATAATGTCAAGTTTCATGATCAGATTTAACAAATCACGCGGTGAGATTAATCGCGGAACAGTAGACCACGTTTGGCGTGTATTTGAAGATGGAAAAGAATATCTCTGTAAGCACGTTAAGATCAATGTACCTAGTTATGGTGCAAAAACAGGTGAGGATTGGAGTATGTGTTGTGAAGGCTCGTTGGAAATAGACAGAGAAACATCAACACTTACTATTAACCCTCTAGAGGAAGAAAAATCATGAAGTTTTATGATGATGTACTGAGTGATGACCTCATCACCTGGATCAATAGAGAAAGAGAAGAATTCAGGTATAAACAAGTATGGAATTGCAGCGAACTGTTTTGGGACGATGATATAAAAACCGGGGTAACTGGAATCTGCTCAGCGTCTCATGTAAGTTCTGATTTGCATCATGCCATCCTTGAACATATCAAATCTTATCTTCCCGAACATGATGACTTGTATATCCAGCATTATATATGGTTTAGGGGAAGCGGAATATGTATGCATGATGATGGTATCTATAAGTTTGGTGCTACTATCTATCTAAATGAGAACTGGGATATGGCATATGGTGGAATCTTTATATGGGAAGACAAAGATGGATATAAGGCTATTTGTCCAAAGAAAAACATGCTTGCTTTAAACCATGACCATACTCAACACATGGTGACCACTGTCAGTGATCTTTCAGTAGAACCAAGATATACTATTCAGATTTGGGGCAAATAATATGGAACTAGATTTCACTGAAGTAAAATTACACAACCCCGGTGTTCTCAAGACAAGAATCCCCGTCAGGGTGTTTGCTGAGTTGACCGCAGACCTACAACGACAAGTAGACGCTAAGCCCAGGAAATACAATAATGAGTTGGCCGGTCACTTAGAAACTGAACTACAGTACAATATAAATGGTTCGTTCAAGGAATGTATAGACCGAACATTCCAAGAATACAGAGAAAGATTTGATTTCTATCGTAATAATGAGTATGTAATTGATGCTAGCTCATGGGTAAACTTTCAAAAGAAACACGAATACAATCCATTGCACTTTCATTATCAAGATATTTCTTGGGTTATTTGGGTTACCATACCGTATGATCTTCAAAAAGAAATGAATCTTCCTAGCATGAAAGAATCAAACAGTAATGTAGCATCAAAGTTTCAATTCGTGTATAACAGGCTGGACGGCGGCATTTATATGCATGACATTGATATTGACCAAACATGGGAAGGTGTACTAATGATGTTCCCGTCATATCTCAAGCATCAGGTATATTCATTCCAAACAGTAGATGAGCATAGAATCTCAATCGCCGGAAACATCCAAGTACTTAACAAATAATACACTGACCCTTAGTATATCGTCATGCTAGCATAAATACATGATAAGGAGATATTATCATGGCAAAAGGTTCAAGCAGTGGCAAAACAGGCACCGGCAAAATTAGCTTTTCAGACAACCACAAGGGTGGTACTACAATTGGTCTAGGTAAGATCAAGTTTGGTACTATGAATAAGAATAAGCGTAGAAACTTCAAAGCATATCGCGGCCAGGGTAGACCATAAGGAGTTAACAATGGCAAAAGTAACATTAGATTTATTGAAGCAGTTATGCCCACATACTAAGCCAGCAGTGTTAGAGAAGTACGTAGATCCTCTTAACACTGTGGGTGAACACTTTGGATTGTTTGAAAATCCAAAGAGAATGGCTGCATTCCTTGCTCAAGTAGCACACGAGTCAGGTGCATTCAACTTCACCAAAGAAGGTCTTAGCTATAGCGCACAATCGTTGAACAAGGTATTTCACAAGTACTTCCCAACATTAGCTGCTGCTAAGCCTTATGAAAGACAACCTGCTAAGATTGCTAATAAGGTCTATGCAAATCGTATGGGTAATGGTCCTGAAAGTTCAGGCGATGGATACAAGTTCTGCGGTCGTGGGTTGATTCAGTTGACTGGTAAGCAGAACTACACCAAGTTTGCTGCATCAATCGGCAAGTCACTTGATGAGACAGTTGCATATCTTGAAACCGCTGAAGGTGCTGTAGCAAGTGCTGCATGGTTCTGGGACGCAAACAAGTTGAGTGTATATGCTGACAAGGGCGACTTCGTTGGTCTTACTCGCAGAATCAACGGCGGAACTATTGGTCTCGCTGATAGACAGCATCACTACGATCTAGCACTTAAAGCACTAGCTTAAGGATTATTATGCAACAGCCAGTTTGGAACACCGTAGCAGGTTCATTAGGAAACTTTCCTTCTGCAACTGTGTTTGCTTATCAGTTGTCGGCTACTCCTCAGTTGCCGGCAGTTACATTGACATATGCACTCATAAGCGGTTCATTCCCTGCAGGATTAACAATGAACACTGCTGGCTTAATTTCCGGAACACCTTTGTTAGTAACTATTGATACTACTAGTACATTTGTTATTAGAGTAACTGACAACTATGGTAACATTAGAGACAGAACATTCAGTATAACGATGTCTGGTAGTGCGATACCATCATTCACTACGCCCGGTGGTACTATTGCCACAATACTAGATAGTACTTGGACTGAGTTACCAATTGAATATAATAATCCAATCTCTACAAATCCAGTCACTATTAGAAAAATATCAGGGATATTACCACCAGGCATAGAAATCAACGAGTATGGATTGATCAGAGGATACGCTGCCCCTCCCACTACCGATGTCAATCTTCCATCTGTAGTGACCTTTGTAGTGGCGACTACCTCAGTAACCAATACGTTAACTTGCTTGAGTACAGCAGATATTAGTCCCGGTAGACCTGTTATTTTCAGCGGCGCCACATTTGGGTCAATTGTAGCTAATCAAACATACTACGTAAAGACTGTACTCAATGGAACTCAATTCACGGTCGCGCATACAGTCAATGGATCAGTAGTTGCAATGGATGATGCTGTTGGCTACATGGTTGCGACTCTTCCCAATATTACTGTTGGTGAACCTATCAATCAATCATATTCATTCACATTGAAGTTAGAAAGTCCACTTGGATCGGCTACTCAGCTTTATACAATTTCAGTCATCAATCAAAACACCCCGTTGAATCAAGGTGGTCCGGGCTATCCGCCTAATACTAGAATACCTACGATCTATAACACTAGACCCGAAACATATATACTAGATAGTAATATCGCAGAATATGGATACTATGTCATCCCGCCGAACTCACATGGAAATACCTATTCACCTTCCCAATATGCGTATATTGGGTCTTTCACAAGTAATAATATATTCAACTTTCAGGTATTAGGGCATGACTTTGATGGCAATCAATTAACCTATACTTTCTCTAATCTGCCCTTAGGATTAGTAGGAGATAGCAATACAGGATGGGTCACTGGAAATCCTATTATCAGTGATAACAGCATAAGTCAGTTCAGTTTTAGTGTTTATGTATCTAAGGTCATACATACTAACATTGTATCGGATACATTTAACTTCTCATTCAATATCACAAATAACGTCTCCGGGAATGTTACTTGGATCACTCCTGCTAATATGGGTACGGTTCTAAATGGCATCACGAGCATAGAATATGTTCAAGCTGTAAGTGATGTTCCATTGCAATATCGTCTTACTTCTGGAACTCTTCCACCAAACCTAACACTGTTACCAAACGGTGAATTGTCAGGAATCGTATCTTTTCAGCCGACTACTACTATTCAATCTCCTAATACTTCAACTGACTTTACGTTTACTGTGCAGGCATACTCTGAACAATACCCGATAGTAAACTCATCTCAGACATTTACGTTAAGCGTATATCAAGAGTTTGATAGACCAGTTGACACATTGTATTGCAAATGCACACCTAGCATCTCGGATAGAAATCTATTAGCGACTTTGCTCAACAATGACTCGCTTATCCCAACTGATTATCTCTATAGAGCAGATGATCCTTTCTTTGGAAAAGCTACGAATATCATATATGATCACGCATATGGAATCTATGCAAATAACCTAGACGCATATGTTGCTGCTATTCAAGAAAAGAATCACTATTGGCGAAATATCACGTTAGGTGAAATCAAAACAGCCATCGCCCGCGATGAGAATACTGGCGAAATACTGTATGAAGTAGTCTATAGTGAGATTTATGACAATCTAGTGAACTATAATGAAGTAGATAATAACTATTCAAATGAGAGTCAATCTAATATTATCACACCTCAAGGTGAGAGTGTAGCTAAAGAAATATACTGGCCTAGAGCTATACCATTATTCTTGGGTCCATGGTATGATACTGAAACTAACATTTATACTAGCTATGAGGGAGAAAACTCGCCTCCTCCTACGTATTATACCAGTAGAACACCAGGCTTCGCTAGAGTATTATATCCTAACTCATTACCCAACATGAGACAGCAGGTAGTAGATGTTCTTGGGCAAGACTATAACTACAAGTTATTGCCCTTATGGATGACAAGTCAGCAACTTAATGGTTCTACATTGGGCTATACTCCGGCTTGGGTCATTGCATATTGCAAGCCGGGTACAACTACACTAAATGGCCAAACTGTTAGCTACGCAGAGTACATTCAATATCAGATTCAGAATAATTGGAAAAACGAAGTAGGAGAAGTGCAGACATTAAATACTATCAACTTTGAAATTGATAGATTTACAGTGAACAAGAGCGCAACTTACAACTTTGATAATACTCTCAATCCAGCAGCCTGGACTGTATTACCAAGTGCTACTCCTACTCCAAATCCTATTGATAGTAAAGACTTTTATGTGTTGTTCCCTCGTGAAACTATTTTACCTGACACGACACAATACAGGCAATAAATACATTACGGAAAAAGAGAAACATGACCAGTCAAATTAACACAAACGGAATCAATGTAAATTATCCAGTGCCGGGAGTCAACAATAGCTCTCAGGGCTTTAGAGATAACTTTACTCAAATCAGAGGGCAGTTCAACACTGCTGCCAATGAAATCACCGATTTGCAATCTAAGGTTGTTCTCAAGGCTGCACTTGACAACACAACTCTTAACAATGACATGGGCAATGCTCTTATCAGCAATGCATCAACGAGCGGCTTTAGAGCAACTACTTACAACCTAGGCAATGCTCTTGCTGGAACTGTACTCGTTGACGTTAATCGTGCAGATGTACAGTTTGGTTCATTAACTGGAAATGTTACATTACAGTTTGGTAATTGGGCACCCACTAACACACAAAGCAACGTTGTAGTTAGATTGACTTATGCTAATACGGGTCCTGCATATGTACAACTTCCAAGTAGCTGCATTAGTTCAAACAACAACTTTGGTGTAACACTACTTGAGAACTATGAAAACGTAGGTGGTGTTGCTACACTCAGTGCTCCTGCTAACGCAAACATCATTGAACTTCGCTTCTCATCTCTTGACTGCGGTAACACAGTCACAGTAGAACCAATCAATCGCCCTTACCAGTCAACTGAAATTCAAACAAGAAACATTCCACCGACTGGCCTTCCAGGTGATGTTAATGGAACAATCGCTGTTGGTCCTTCTGTAAACCAGTTGAACATCACTAGCACTAATGCAGCAGACTATCTAACTACAGGTAATACTGCACAGCTATATCCTGATCTACCTGTTGTATTCACTGGTACTAGCATGGAAGCTAACATCACAGTTGGTACAACTTACTATGTAAGAAACGTGGTGTCAACTACTACCTTTACTGTAGCAACTTCAGTAGGCGGAGGAAATGTAAATCTAGCAGGTAATAGTACTCCAACTGCTGCAATGTATGCTAACCCGGTTTCATATTTGTACATCAGCACCGATGATTACAACTCAAATGCATACAGTAAGGGTTTGGTCAACACTTACGCAACTGGTAATATTATTACATTAAGCGGAACAGCCAACGCAACACTAAATGCTCCAATTATTTTTAGCGGCAACGTTGATACAGCTAACACAAATATCGTTGCAGGAACTGTATATTATATTAAGACTATCAGTTCACCTAACGTAACTATCAGTCAGTCACGAGTAAATGGTGTTGCTGGAACTGCATTTGTTCCCGGCACTACAACAGGATTGTCCGGAGTAGCTACTATCTACACTGAAGGCAATGATATTTGGAAAAGAATCGCTCTTACTTCTTGGTAAACTATGGAACATCCATTTATCAATAAAGACGAATTACAAGAGAAGACACTGGAGCAACTTCAGGATACTATCTCTAGCTTAAATACCAAACTTACTTTTGCGTATCGTACCGGTAACGGTCCTCTCATCCATCAACTTCAAATGGCTATCGGGACATATAAGGCCCAACATGCAAAGAAGATGGATGAGATTTTCGAAAAGCAAAAACTAAACAACAGAATCAACATATCGTCCGACAATGAACACAAGAATTGAAAAAGACTACTATTTCCAAACAGGAGTCCATTACCAAGATACATTTTGGATCAATTCCTATGCAATCACGTTATCAATGCTTGTTGAGCAATGTGATAGCCCAGATGAACCTAGTATTGCTGTAGGCAGAGCTACACATTATATTAGAAATGTAATTCAAAACTCTATACTTGTTGACGAAAACGATCAAGAAAGTATTGACAAATACGAAAATGCAGGCTTGAAAGTATGCAAACTTCCTGCTGAGCCACATGATGAAATCTTTGCTTCATTATTGCTTCTTAAACTAAACGCCATAATGAGAGGTAGAGTCCAAGTCACTGATCTTATCCTAGGCTCAGAATTGAGCGAGGGTGTTAGATATAATATAGTCTCTGAAGTGGCAGAAAACTATTATCCCGGATCATATTGGTGGAACAAATCCGACCTCAGCATCAGCGACGAAGAACCAAACAACGAATCCAATATTGTCAAGTTGTTTGACGATAACGAATGGATCGCATTAGAGTTGGGTTGGAAATAACTTGACAACATCAAATTGCTGTGTTATAATAGCAACATGATCACAGACAAATATGGGCAGCAGATTTATTCTGAAAGAGACATCTGCAATATATATCTAACCAACCCTGACATTCGTTTGAAGAACGTATTGGTTTCTGATAAGGTAACCTTCAATAACAGCCTATATGTAGAAAACATTCCAGAACTCATTGAGTATATCGTTGACGATAGTATGACAGTTGAAGAATTTGACATGAAGTGTCAAGAAAACTTCTTTATCCCAGTTGAATACGCTAAGTTTGATATTGCAAAGTTTGTACTGGATCAATGCCAAAGTGAAGCTGAACTTCAACGAGTAGGGGAAGAACTACTATTGTATCAAGAACGTGATATGTTTCCGCTATTGCGGTACCTAAAGTATCTTGTTGATACTATGCGAGCCAACAACATTGTTTGGGGAGTAGGTAGAGGGTCAAGTGTTGCAAGTTTTGTGTTGTTTCTTATTGGCGTACACAAGATCAATTCATTGTACTACGACCTACCAGTAGACGAGTTTTTGAAATAACCCACGTTTTTGAGCATAAATATAAGACAAAGGAGAAAAACTCATGGTAACTCATCGTTCTGCCCTAGGAAGAAATATTGATATGGGCCAGATTGCTGCTAGGAACGAACATGTTCGTGCAGTAGGTAATATGAACGTAAACGCACGTGGCGACACTATCGACAGTCATGGTAAGGTAGTTGTACCTGTCACTAAGAAGGTCGGTGATGCATATCAGCGTACAGTATCTAATCGTGCTGCAAACGTATTAAAGCCAAAGGACGCACCTGCTGATATTCAGCCACCCGTCGAAGAACTTCATCCAGAAGAAATGGAGTTTGAAGACGATAATGAAGCAGCAGAAATTGAAGCATTGAAGGCAGCAGAAGCAGAAAAGATCGTGATCAAGCCTGCTAGCGAAGCACCAGACTTCGTGATGCCTGACGTAACTACTACTACCACCAAGAAAAAGTAATCATGGCAGAAAAACGCAATTTATCTACTACAAAGTTTAACGAGTTCCGAGCAATCGGAGATCACATCCTAGTTCATGGGATGGAATTTAGAGAGCGCATCAGTCGTGGTGGCATCATCATTATTGATGACGATATGAAAAGCGCAGGCATTCGTCCACGTTGGGCGCAGGTCTACGCATTAGGGCCTAAAGTAACAGCCGATATAGAAGTAGGCGATTATATTATGATAGCACACGGTCGCTGGTCACGTGGTCAGACTATTGAAGACGAAGACGGCGAGAAAGTCATCCGCAAAGTAGATCCAAATGATATTTTGTTAGTAAGTAAAGAAAAAGTTAACGATTATACAATGACAGATAAAGAATACTAATACGTTTGGGGAAGTGAGAAACATTTCTACGAGGCTCGTGAGGCGAGAATCACTTCCCCAAATATCTTGACTTTTCACACAACATCAAGTATTCTATTACAATGACAAACAAAACTCTCAAAGATTACGCACCATATATTGCTGCACTTGCAGCAGTAGGAGCAGCCGCAGCAGCAGCTACCATTGCATTCTCTAGAACTAGCAAGGCTCTAAAAGAATTGGCTAACCTCGATCTTGACTTTGGCAACGATGAGGCACTAAACTCACTATACAACATTCGTAAAGAAATGAGAGACCGACATAATGAAAAATAATCTCTGGGTAGAAAAGTATCGCCCGAATAAGGTATCTGATTATGTGTTCGTTGATGAAACTCAGCGTAAGCAGGTAAAGAGTTGGATTGCAGAAGGTACGATTCCGCATCTTCTTCTCAGCGGTGATCCGGGTACAGGCAAGACTACTCTCGCTAAGGTTCTCATTCATGAACTTGGCGTTGATGCATTTGACGTTCTAGAGATTAACGCTAGCCGTGAGAACGGCATTGACAACATGCGCGAACGAATCAATGGCTTTGTGCAGACTATGCCATTTGGTAAGTTCAAGGTCGTTCTTCTTGACGAGGCTGACTATCTAACTCAGGCAGCACAAGCAGCATTGCGTAATGATATGGAAGCATATGCTGATACTTGTCGTTACATTCTAACTTGTAACTATGAACACAAGATCATCCCGGCATTGCGCGAAAGTCGTTGCTATAAGTTTCATATCGCTAGACCCGACATGACTGACTTTACTGCCCGTGCTGCAACAGTTCTTCTTACTGAAAACGTTGATTTTGAGCTTGATGATCTTGACACTTATGTTCGCGGATCATACCCCGATCTTCGTAAGTGTTTGAATCAACTACAGCAGAATTCAACTACTGGAAAGCTCAACAAGCCGCAGTCAACTGGTAGTGGCGAAGATGAACTATTGATGGCTGCTGCTGAACTATTCAAGAATGGTAAGATTCTTGAGGGCCGTCAACAGTTGATGCAGTATATTTCCTTGTACCCGACTCGCATTGAAGATACATATAGATGGATGTATGACAATCTTGATCTTTGGGGAACTGCACAAGAAAAGAAGGATGCAAACATTGTTATCATTCGCAATGGTCTTGCAAATCTTCCACTCGTTGGCATTCCTGAAATCAGTATGGCAGCTACGCTTTGTGAATTGACTACACTTTAACTGCTACTTTAGTGGAGTTGGCATAAATAACAATAAGGAGATTTGTTATGTTATGTCATAGAGGATGTGGATTAGAAGCAACCTTCACTAATAAAGCTGGATTACTATGTTGTCATAAATCAGCCCCTAAGTGCCCTGTTGTTAAACAAAAAATAGGAACAAATAGTGGAGCAACACGAAAAGGTAAGTCTTATAATGAGTTGCATGGGGCTAACGCAGAAGCAATGCGTAAGAAACGCAGCGAGAAATTAACGGGCAGACCAGTTAAAGAAAGTAGTAGAACTAAGTCAAGTATAGCAAACAAAAAGCATCGGGAACTGAACCCAAGAGACCCTTGGAACAAAGGTAAAACTGGAGTTCAAGTACCTTGGAACAAAGGTAAAACCGGATACTCAATGCCCCCGAGACGAAAGATTTCGGAAGAAGATTATCAGGATTATCAAAGATACAAGAGAGCAGTATACACAGCATCAAGGAAAACATATAATAGCAATGTTAATTTGCTGAATCCGAAAGGGTTGTTATTAGGACGATCAGGGACTCCTGATGCTCACCAAATAGATCACAAAGTTCCTATTTCAGTAGGATATCAGCTAAAGATTCCAGTTACTGTTATGTCAGTTGTGGAGAACCTGCAATTGCTGCCTTGGAAAGATAATCTTAATAAGTCTAATAAACATGACACTAATGAAGAAATATTGACTATACTGCTAGAACGCAGTAAATACATTGAGGATTGATATTATGAGTGTTCAAATAAAATATAGTTGGGGAGAAAGCCAACCGGAGCAGATTAGCATGTGTTCTGCGTATACTAGAAATATTTTAAAGATTACAGATGAGCAGGCAGCGGAATGGCGCCGAGAAATCTTCGGAGTCCATACTGAAAGTGATTCCTTTGGGTTTACTATTATATACGATTCGCAGGATTGCTATGATAATTTCATGAAGATATGGGCACCGATATGATCAATTTCTCATTCAACATCAATTGGCCTTGGTTTAAAAGTTTTGGCGACCAAACCGACTATATAGAAAAGACATGGAGTTTATCTAAGCACAAGTCATTAGAGATTCAGCTTAGTAAAGCAGGTAACACTCTTATTGGCGTCGCATTTGGATGTAACATGAGGTGTGACCATGCAGGAGTGATGCTTGATCTTAGCCTATTCAGACATTTCTTAATCATTAATTTTTATGACAATAGGCATTGGAACTATGACAAGAATCGTTATATCAACTATGACGATCCAGAAGAAGTAAAGGAGTGGTCATGAGATATCTATTAATCAGTTTCTTGCGTAAGATGGGTGGACAGATTGACGAAATGGTGTCAGTCTCTAAGCGTGTCCGCACATCGGATATGAATAGCTGCAATGTTATTCTTGACTTTGCCGACAAAAAGATTGTCAAGTCAGTCATTGAAGGCAAGCAGCATGACAGTGACTTTACCCTAATGCGTGACTATTATGCAAGAGTCTACCCAAAGTTGATTGAACAGCTTGAAAAAGAAGCTGTAATCACTAAGGAACAGGAAAAATTAGCCGCTAAGATTGTTCCCGGCAAGAAGAAGTGATAAACGGGGCTTTCGCCCCGTTTACCTTATGAGTACATTTTTAAGACATGCTCAATAATTTCATGTCTTCTAATATCCTTAGTATCAAATTCGCATGTTTTCATGCCAGGGACATTGAACTTTTCAATTCGTGATTTCAAATCTAATAGTCCATTGTCGGGAGTTTTACGATCAGTCTGTTCTACGTCTCCAGTAATGACAATCTTACTGCCCTCACCAATTCTTGTCATTAGCATTTTCATCTGGCTAGGAGTAGCATTCTGAGCTTCATCTAGTATGATCCAACTGTGTTTAAAGTTACGACCACGGCAGAAAGCTAATGGAGTAACTTCAATTACTTGTTCTTCAACCATATATTCAAGTTCTTTGGTGGTATAGAACTCTCGTAGTACGTCAAATAGAGGTCTTACCCACGGTTCCATCTTTTGGTTTAGATCGCCAGGTAAGAATCCATGTTTCTCGTCATCGACGGCCACGGCTGGTCTGGTAAGTAGTATCTTTTCGCAGTCTCCTCTTCTCATAGCTTGAATTGCTGCAAGCATAGCTAGGTAAGTTTTACCCGTGCCAGCTGGGCCACTAACCACTACGATGTCTGTTTCAGGGTCAGTCAGTGCGACGATATATTTTTCCTGGTTCCTACTTTGGGGAATTAGCTCGACAGGTTTCTTGGCCTTTTTGGGTTGGGTTTGAGTAAAATCTATTGTCTTCGATTCATTCATGTAGAATGCCTTACTCTCGTTACGTCTTGAGTGTGTGTCTTTTTGTCTTAATGCGCTAGTTTTGCGTTTAGTCACAAATATCTCCTAGATTTGATACTGTATGTGTGAGGGCGTTTGCTCTCATTCGTATTTAGGTTAGGCATTTGAGTAAAGTATGAGCATGTGGAAATTAGTTTCCTATGATAAATATATTGCTCGTTTCTGTAAGCACAAGCACGATTCCTACTTTCTGTTTCAGGAAAGATAAATACATTCATGAGTACTTTGCCAGCAGATAAGTTTTTTAACGATGTAGACTTCGTTAGCATTGTGGATACGATCAAGGGTATCTACATGAGTGATGGATCCATGTCTACTCTATTAGATTTTGAACGTGTCCTTGATGAAGCAGACTTGTATGCGTATAAGAACTGGATCGTAGGTGAGCTTGTACAAGGACCTACAGTTGGTAGATATAGCTGCAAGTGCATCTTTATGTGGCCTTATAAGTTGATGCCTAATCCAAAGGGTGCATTACGTCTAATGAACATTGGATGCAAGGTTCGCTTTGGTAAAAGTGAGCTTGAAGTTCCAGTAGAAGTAAAAGACTACGAAGACTTTGTTCCTGGCACTAGATATCCAAAGATGCATAAGCGTAAAGTTTGGTTTGTTGAAATTGAGATTCCATTCGAACTTATGGATGACATCAAGGAAGGCTCTATCGACCTCGCTGACCAATCAATTGACTTGAGTGATATTCAAGATGCATATGACGAAGACCTTGATGAAGGCGGCGCGAGTCAAGAAGATCAGGGTCCTGAAACTATGCAGGATCAGAATCAGCCAGTAGCTCAAGCCGCAGATATGGGAGCACCGATGTAATGTCTATTCTCACTGAAGGTCTTGATTACCTTGATATGGAAGGTCAAATTAAAGATTTGATGACCATTGATGAATATGCAGCTAAGATGGGAAGTGACTCGGATATTGTTACTTTAGCATTTACGGTAAACTCAAAGCTCGCTGCTAAGGATTTGGTAACTTGGCTTGAACGTGGCTATGACTGGGTATTAGATGCTAGTTTAAGTGATGGTGAAATTGAGCCAGGCAAGTGGATCGTATTCGTTGAATTGGATCGTCGCTCAAAGGTTCCAAATAGAATTATTACATTGTTGTCTGACTTAGAAACATTGACTGGTATGAAGTTGAAAGACTGGTCAGTTGAGATTGATGGCGATGAATATGATGCAGATGAAGAAATCATTAGACAAAAGATGATTCTCAATCCAAACCAATATGAAGAAAAAAGAGAAGGCAAAGAGGAAGAAATCAACGAGATGCGTACTCTTGCAGGTCTCGAAACTGAGTTAAAGTATAATCCCAACGACGATTATATCAGAAACTTACAAGCAATGGCAGGACTATAATATGGCAAACATAGACGAAGATACTGATGCACATGAAGCAGTTAGCATTCCAGCATCATCAGCAATGGGCTTGGTTCTACCAAAGCCAAACGCAAGTGAAGAACTACAGCTTATCGCTAAGAATGATGAGCATGAAGATTCAATGAAACATGACGAGGGTTTTATGGCACAGGTACACGAGAGAAACGAACAAGCTAATCAGCTTATGAATCTAAACAATGCTGCATTGACACAAGCCGGCACCAACGCAGCGCAGAATGCAGAAGTTCTTGTTAAGAATGACAATGAAGATTGGATTAACAAGAAGTGGCGTCCTGCAATGGGTTGGATGTACATGGCAGTATGTACTTTTGACTTCATTCTATTCCCTATTCTTTGGTCACTGTTGCAGGTAGTGCATGGTGGTAGCGTAACTACTCCTTGGCAGCCAATTACATTGCAGGGTGCTGGTCTATTCCACATCGCAATGGGTGCAGTTCTTGGTATCGCTACTTATGGTCGTACTAAGGAAAAGATTGAAGGTGTCTCAAACAACAGCACTGATGTAGCTGCTGCTATTCCGGGACTACCAGGAAAATAATACTTGACTTTTGACACCTAATATGTTGCCCATCTAAGAATTCTTAGATGGGCATTTTTCTCCGTGCCATCTTGTATAGTTAGATTTACTCTTGCCTGTTTTACCGCAATGGGGGCAGACCCACATTTGCTGACTCGGTGCTCCAGGACCTACAAAAGGATGCGTTCCCGCATCTACACGACTTTTTTGAATTGCTCCTCCTAAAAAATGATGAGTGCCATTTTTTACTTTTTTGCGAGACGGGTTAGTTTCTCCCAAAAAATGATGAGTTCCGCAATCTATTCGGTGTTGATTCGATTTTTTAGACAGGTTTGATATTTCTGACGGTGTCAATTGCATCCGGGCTGACATCCGATGACATGCTGCCCAGTCACCTTGTGAATAATGAATGTCATAATGCTCTTGGATAGTCACACATTGTAAATTTGATGGATCATTGTTGTGGTGATTACCGTCGATGTGATGTATTTCATATGAGCGGCCATTTGCGTCTTTGGGGATTGGTCCAAAATGCTGCTCATATATCTTACGATGGCCAATAGGTGAATAAATAGTCATTGCTGATGCTCCTTTCTAGCATTAGAGTAGTTGGGGATTGCCGTCCCGCGAACTACATCTTTATTTATCTTTTTGGTTGACAATGCGACGATAACATGATAATATATACTATATGACTAATTATTACGATACATTGGGTGTTCCACGTGACGCCTCCCAGGAAGAAATCAAAAAGGCATATCGTAAACTAGCGATGCAATATCACCCGGACAAAGGCGGTGATATCAACAAGTTCCAAGAAATCAGTAATGCCTATGAAACATTAAGCGATCCTGATAAGCGGTTTCAGTACGATAACCCATCCGCAAGACAGCAGCATAATCCATTCGGTGATCATCCCGGCGGATTCAGTTTCAACATGAATGGCTTTGACTTGAACGATTTATTCGGTCAGGCATTTGGACATCGTAATCCATTTCAACAACAGCAACCGCAAAAGCCAAGCTATCGCACACGGGTAACTGTATCACTGGTCGATGTGTTCAATGGCGCTGATCAAGTATTGCAGTTGGGCACTCCTCAAGGAACCAAAGTAATTAACATTACGATTCCTAAAGGTATTCATACTGGTAGCAGCATTCGCTATGATAATATCATAGATGACGGTCACTTAATCATTGAGTTTTTGATTCTACCTGATCTACGTTTTGATAGACAGGGTGATGATTTATATTCGAACTTCCCAATCTCTGTGCTAGACCTTATTGTTGGTACCAAGGTAAACTTTAATACCATTGATGGTAAGACATTAGAGGTTGATATCGCACCAAATACACAGCCTACTCAGCAAGTTAAAATTGCGGGTTATGGCATGACTCGCTCAAATGGAACAAGAGGTAACCAAATACTATTGCTAAAACCTTATATCCCTGCTAATATTAACACTGAAGTACTTGAAGCCATTAAGCGTAACCAAACTAAGTAAAGGAAAATAACTTGCAAAACAGTCCTGAAATTGAAAACATTATTGAACGCGCCATTGAAGCAGCGAAGCAGAGGCAGCATCAATACTGCACTGTTGAACACTTGCTTTGGGCACTGGTGTCACACCCTCCGTTCAAGAAGTGTTTGAACAGCTTCAATGTTGACACTGATCTTATGACTCAGGAAATTGAATCCTATCTTAATGGGCTTCATGCAATTGAGAGCAAGGATCCTAACTATCAGCCCAAGCGCACTAATACTCTTGAGCGTGTAATGAATCGTGCAGTTACGCAGGTACTGTTCACTGGTCGTCGCCAGGTTACTACGATTGATCTTTACATGTCAATCGTTCACGAATCTAGTTCGCATGGCCATTACTTCCTGCTTAAGTATGGTGTGACTAAGGGTGAGTTTCTTGCTCACTGGCAGAAGCATTATAAAGGCGGCGACTTTGTTACTGCAATCACTGACAATCAGGCTGAGGAAATTCTTGAAGAATATACTATCAACCTCACTAGCCTTGCTCGTGAAGGCAAGCTAGAACCTGTTATCGGTCGCAGTAAGGAAATTGATGACATCATCAATGTTCTTGCTAAGCGTTTCAAGAGTAACGTATTGATGGTTGGTGACCCGGGCGTTGGTAAGACTGCAATCGCAGAAGGCATTGCTAACGCTATTGTCAATGATGAAGTCCCTGAGTTTCTTGCAGGTTATGAACTTTATTCGCTTGAAGTTGGTTCATTGCTTGCTGGCAGTCGTTATCGCGGTGACTTTGAAGAAAAGGTCAAGAACGTCCTTGATGCATTGTCCGTGAAGAAGAATGCAATCCTCTTCATTGACGAAGCCCACACTATGCAGGGCGCAGGCTCAAGTGGTAGTAGCGGTAGCGTTGACTTCGCTAATATGCTCAAGCCCGCAATCACTAAGGGTCATCTTAAGGTCATCGCAAGCACGACTTGGGAAGAGTTTTACGAGTCGTTTGAAAAGGATCGTGCATTGATGCGCCGATTCTATCGGGTCAGCATTGATGAACCCAGCCGTGACAGCACTGTCCGTATTCTCAGTGGCCTTGCTGCTCGTTTGAATGACTTCCATGAAGTCAGCATCACTCAGGAAGCAATTGAAGCCGCAGTTGACAATGCTGATCGCTATATCCATGATCGTAAGAACCCTGACAAGAGTATTGACTTGCTTGACGCAGCTTGTGCAAAGCAACGTGTTCTTGAAAACAAGGATGCAATTATCACTAAGGAACTGATCTTTGAACAGGTTGAAAAGTTCACTGGCGTTCCTGCTGATAAGCTCAGTGGTGATAACATGGATCGTGTGCAGAATCTTGAAATGAATGTCAAGAATAAATTGTATGGTCAGGATGAAACTGTTGACAGTGTTCTTGAACGTGTCTATGTTTCGTTCGCAGGTATCGGCAACGATAAGAAGCCGATCGCAAGTTTCTTGTTCTTGGGCCCAACGGGCACGGGTAAAACTGAATTGGCTAAGCTGCTGTCCAAGAATCTGGATATGCCGCTTCTCAAGTACGACATGAGTGAGTATGGCGAGAAGCATAGCGTAAGCAGCTTGATTGGTCCGCCCCCGGGTTACGTGGGCTTTAGCGACTCGCAGGTGCAGGGCGGGCGTCTAATCTCAGACTTGAGCAAGAATCCTCATTCAATCCTGCTGTTTGACGAAGTTGAAAAGGCTCACCCCGATATTTTCAACATCTTCTTGCAGATGTTGGATGAGGGAATTGTGACTGGTAGTAATGGTAAGCAGGTGTCAATGAAGAACACTATTATCATTCTTACTAGTAACTTGGGCAGTGCTGATAACGAAAACAATGCTATTGGTTTCGGTAGTCTTGATAAGACTGGTGAAGAAGACAAGGCACTTAAGCAGTTCTTCAAGCCTGAGTTCCGTAATCGTCTTGATATGGTCTGCAAGTTCAATAAGCTGGATAGTCTTTCAATCAAGAAGATTGTTGTCAAGTTCGTTGAAGAACTCAAGAAGCCACTTCTTGACAAGCACAACATCACCCTCAACTTGACTGAGGAAGTTGTTGATCATCTTGCAGCAGTTGGTTACGATAGTAAGATGGGCGCTCGTCCTCTTGCTCGTAAGATTGATGAGTTGATTCGTGTTCCTCTTAGTAAGAAGGTACTGTTTGAGCGTATCAATAATGCGAATGTTATGGCTGTGATGGAAGAAGGCAACATTGCTTTCCATATTTCAGCTAAGCAAGCTGCAAGGATTGGTGACGATGGCATCATCCAAATTGAAAATTAAGCCTATTGATAGAGATAACTTGTACTTCAACAAGTATCTCTATCGGGTCTACATTAGCGCACCTAATCTATATTGGGTGCAATATATGAATGACATTGATGAATATTGTAATAGGCTAGCAGAGGAACATGAGAACTATCTTGTAAAGAAAGATGACAAGAACTATTGGCCTTACTATAGAGAAAGATATACACCTGATCCAGTAGACTATCCTCTTATTACACATCTTATTGATATTCGCAAAACCTACTACAAAAAGAATAAGAATATTGGTATGCGATACGAAAGTAATACTATTTGTGTCTATACTAACGAACTGCCTATTGTAGAAAGTATTGTTGCTGTAAAACCCGATGTCAAAATCAATCAGGCAAATGTTGCTCCTAAGGGTGTTAAGTATTTCAAGAATGATCCCCCGGCTAAGTATAGAGCATATATGACTAGCAATAGAGTGCCGGCGGAATTTAGAAATGATATGCTTCAATATCTACAGAGAACACCTGATCTTCGCCCTAGTAAATCATTTGAAACGTTCTTGAATCGTAATATGATGCATCGGTATGATATTTGGCTTTGGAATAATTACTTCCTAGATTATGACGATGACAGGAATCTTATGATGCTAATGTTGATGTTCCCCGGTGCTATTGGAAAGACGTACAAATTAGAAAAGAAATAGGCTAGAGATAAATACTCTATCAAATGGAGTATTATCATGGCTAAAATGATTGAGGATGTACTCGTTATCAAGTTGAGCAAACTTGTTAAGGACAGTGACTTAGACGATACTATTGTCACCGAGGACATTCAAACAGCACTAGAACAAGTAGCACAGGAACTCGCTGGTAATGGGGTCTTAGTAGAGGTTGAGAGAGCTTAATGTCTCAGCAAACTACTTTGATCCTATTGCCACAGACAGTCTATCAAAATCCTGGTAATGGCGCGCCATATACTGTTGTTGGTAACAGTCAGCCCGCTGCCGCATACTATCTAGGCAATAAAGATTTACAAACTGTTAACATCAGTTTAACTAATTGCTCCGGCAATATCGTGCTTGAGGCAACTCTTGCATCGACTCCTGCTGACACTGACTGGTTCACTGTATATGAGCTTGAAGCTAATGCATATGCGCCAGCTAACTCAGCCCCTCAAATTGCAAGCAATGCAAGCATGTACACCAACGTTGAGGGCAACTTCGTTTATATGAGAGCGAAGGTTGAAGATTTCAACAACGGTGGTGTAAACTACATTAAACTCAGCTATTAAAGAAAGAAGAAAATGGAAAGTACAAGTTTTAAAATCAAGGCGCAACTTGACGCCTTTCTACTAGAAGACGCAAAGTTTGAAGCAGGTAATGCAGCCGCAGGTACCCGCGCTCGTAAGGCACTTGGTGAACTTGCAAAGTTGTGCAAGACTCGTCGTAACGAAATCACCGAAGAAAAGAACGCACGTAAAGAAGCAAAGTAAGATATGCGCGTAATAGGTATATATCCAGGTAGATTTCATCCTTTTCACAAGGGTCATGCTGCTAGCTTTAAGCAGCTAGCAAAGAAGTTTGGCTTGGATAATACCTATCTCGCTATCTCAGCAAAACAGGAACAGCCAAAGAGTCCATTCTCAGCGCAAGATCGCGCAAAGATGGCAATGGCTCTTGGCATTCCAAGCAAGAATATAATTGCTGTCCGCAATCCATACGCGGCTCAAGAATATATTGATCAACTGAACCTTGATCCCGAGAAAACAGCAATTGTATTTGGCGTAAGTAAGAAGGACATGGAGGGCGATCCTAAGTTAGGTATAGCCCCTGATCCTCGCTTTAGCTTTAATCCTAAACGAGACGGTAGTCCTTCTTACTTACAGCCATATGGAAAAGATTTAGTCAAGCCAATGTCGGATCATGGTTATGTAATGTCAACTGATGTTGCAGAATTCCCTATCGCTGGCAAAACAATGCGCGATGCAAGTGCTATTCGTAAAGCATATGCAGGCGCAGATGACAAAACAAAAATGAGAATCCTTAGAGATTTATATGGGGATGCAGCAGAGAAAATGAAGCAAGTATTTGACAATAACCTTCAGGTTACTGAGAGCATTCGCAGACTTATCAGCGCAATCAAGCCTATGATCAGTGAAGCATCCCCTGCACAGAAGGCTAAGTTCGTTCAACTGTTGAGCGAGGCTAAATCTATCTTGACGGAAGGAGAGGTAGTTCCCTTTAAAAGGAAGCAGTCACAATACGACAAGTACGCAGATGCATTCTCTAAACAACACAATGATGAGCATAGACATGGTGTAGGATGGATTGAATGTCCGTATTGCGGAGATGAAAACTGTGATTATGATTGTGATGGAAGTCAAGCAGATGGTCAACTAGACGAATACAACGTTCGTAAGACTAAGAAGTTCATTCAAAGAGCGCACGATAAAGAACAAGGTCAGATGTATGGTTCAATGCCATATTCATCACACCCTAAGGCTGTAGCTGCAATTGGTAAGAAGTTCTTTGGTCCCAAGTTTACCCCAGATGCAGTTAAGGTAGCATTACTTCACGATGTTCTTGAAGATACACCTTATACTCCAGAACAACTTGCCAAGAAGGGCTTTAGTCCAGAAGTTATTGAAGCTGTACAATTATTAACCAAAGACAAGTCATTGTCCTATGCTGACAATATTCGCAAGATTATTAATAGCAAAAACCCATTAGCAATGATGGTTAAGTATTGCGACAACTACATGAACTATACAGGCGACAAATCACATTGGAGTCCTGAAAGAGCAGCAGCATCACAGAAAAAGTATCTAGCAAGTTTGAATATGCTTGGTGATGTGCTTGGTATTAAGAAGCATGTCGGTGATGAAGAAATGATAAGTGAAGCAGCCGGTACTGTTTATTCTGCTAGTATGGCATCTATCATTGAAGACCTAGGCAATGGTTATTTCCTAGGTGATGACAGCTATGATGACGATGAAGGATTCACTAAAGAAGGCTATTCAGTTTATCATCTTGAAGGACCTGATCAATATAGATTAGTTGGTCATGTTCAGATGAGTCCATATCGCAATGAACCGGGTGCAATTGAAGCAAGTATTCAAAAGCTAATCACTACTGATCAAAACAATGTATCCGAAAATATGGATTATTTAGAAGAAAAATAATTCCATAGCCTCTTCTCGTTGTAAATATCTTTATAGTTTACAACGAAAGAGGACCAAATGGCACGTAAACCTACTACTAAGAATACCAAGAAGAATGTAGCCCCGAACGGCGAAGAACGCACTGTTCCAGTTGAACAGTTGCAGGAAATTGCTGAGCAAGCTGCACAAGAACAGGCCCCGGCTGAGGGTCAGGTTCAAGTTAACGTTGACTTCCTCCGTACAACTAAGGTGCATATTGCAATGCCTTGCTACGGTGGTATGTTGACTGAATCAACATTTATGTCATTCATCAAGTGGGCAAATACTGCTCGCCAGTTGGGCATTGACTGGACGCTTGAAACAATGGTAAATGAATCACTTATCAGCAGAGCAAGAAACACTCTGACTGCTAAGTTCCTAGACATGCCCGATGCAACACACTTGTTCTTCGTTGACGCTGATATCGGTTGGGAGCCCTGGCATTTGCTAGTCCTCTTGAACAGGGACGTTGACGTTATCGGTGGTTTGTACCCAATGAAGACTATGCCCATCAAGTGGGTTGTCAACGGGTTTGATGGTGCCGAAGAAGGTCCTGATGGTCTTCAAGAAGTTTCAAAGGCAGGCACCGGCTTCCTTCTTATGAAGAAGCATGTCTTTGAAAAGATGAACAGTCACCCAGCAGTTAAGCAGTACAAGAACGATATCGGCCTTGACCCGAAATATGATCAGCATTTGAAGACATATTTTGATACTGCTGTTCGCCAGAATCGTTACTATTCCGAGGATTGGACATTTTGCGAGAACCATAGAGATTTGGGAGGACGTATCTGGGTTGACAAGCGCGTCCTTCTTCGTCACTCTGGTTCCTACGTGTTCTGTCAGGAAAACATGAACTACCTCATTGAGAATATCGGTCCTATGTACCTTGAACAACAGCTTCAGGCAGGAAAGATTAAGTTAGTTGATGAGAACGGAAACGTAATCAACTAAAAACTAGGAGGGGAGAGACAATAATCTCCCCTTCCTTTTTATGAGTAGTAGTTTTCGTAAAAGGTTCTAGGAGTGATAAATAGATTATCAAAGGAGATTGCAATGTACCTGGAAAACAACTTTACTGAACAATACTATGATATTGTCAATCATGCTATTACAAGAGTTCCGCAATCTGCTTCTAGGAGAGAAGCAAAGACCATACTAACTTATACCGAACGTCATCACATAATACCTAAATCAATGGGAGGCACCGACGAGAAATCTAACTTAGTGTGGTTAACTGCGGAGGAACACTTAAGAGTTCATTTGCTATTACCTAAAATGGTCAGTGAAGAAAAGAACATTAGGAAGATGACACTAGCTGCTGTGCGAATGGCTAATCCGCAAAGTAAAACACAACAAAGAATAATAGGAGATAACCTAATTCCCGAAATAGCTGCGATACGTGCGGAAGCAGCTATTCTACATAGCAAGTATATGAGCGAAAAACACAAAGGTAAAAATAATCCCTTCTACGGTCGTAAACACACTGATGAAACTAAAGAAATACAACGGGCGGCGTCTGCTAATAGAGTGATGACAGAACAGATGCACACCAACTATAGTAATGGTAGAAAAACTTTTTATAAAAACAATCCGGATAAAAAGCCGTTGGGGAAAAATAATCCTAGATATGTAGATACTGTATATCTTTGGGAAAACATTAATACCGGAGAACAACTAACTGCTACTAGATTAGAGATGACCTCAACGTATCCGGAACTAAAAAGCAATATCAGCCAAGTTATTAATGGAAAATATAGTCATGCTAAAGGATGGAGAATAGTCAGCGGCTGATAAATACTATATCACTATATAGGATTACCCCATGAAGATCAATGAATTCATCAACGAAAGTACGACTGCTGGCGCTATTGCTACTGTAGCTACACCAATGACCACTCAAAAGCGCAGTGGAGTTGGTAAGGGAGTTTATGGCAACGAGAAGCCAGGTACATTACTTACAGGTAAAAAGACAAGTAAGAAGTATGCCAACTCTGTCAATGAAAGCAAGATGAAAGAACTTGCTATTGATATTAGAGACATGGATAATGGCAACTTCCAAAAGAAGTATCGTACTAGTAAAGAACAGATGATCGCTTCACTAGGTACTCCTCCTTCATTGCGTCCAAAGTCAAAGAATGAAGTTAATGAAGCTGACTTACAAGAAGACGATTTGATTCTTGTTCCAGGTCAAGGTCATAGACTAAAGACCGGCTTTCATGCGTTTGACCCAGATAAAGCAGAGCATGAGGGTGAGACATTAAAGAATAGTCTTAGAACAATTGCACGTAATGCCAAAGAACTTCATACTAGATTAGAAAATAGTGATCAGTTTCCTGAATGGGTTAGTGAAAAGATTGGCACTATTAAGAGTATGATGACTAATGTAACTGAATATCTTATCAGTAAGCAAGAGTATAGTGAATCGGCAGGTGTTATTGCAGGTGGCGGCGTTGGTGAAAGTCAAGAACATTTTGACCATGAAATTAGCATGGCTAAGGGTGAAATGCGTAGTGCAGCCAAAGCTGCAAAGAGAATCTATCAAATGCTTGATCAGCGTGACGAACTAATGGCATGGCAGCAAAGCTATATCACATTAGCAAGTGACTACTTAGATAGCGTTGCTGATAGTATGGAAGAAGAGGCTAAAGGAAATGCGTGATCTTATCAATCTCTTAGAAGCAGTTGAAAAAGGTTGCCCCCGTGCCACACACGATATTAACTTAAATCTTAAGAATCGTCAAATTGCTATTGACGAATATATGTATGGTCCTGCGAATCCAAATAAGCCTGGGTCATACTGGAAAGATATGAGCAACGTTTTTAAAGTAGACGAAGCAACCGCAAAGTCTATGATGTGCGGAAACTGTGCTGCATTTGATGTTAGTGACAGTATGCGCGATTGCATTAGTAAAGGCATCAAAGGTGATGAAGAAAATATTGACAGTAATGCTACAATCAATCTTAGTGATTTAGGTTATTGTAATTTCTTACACTTCAAGTGCGCAGGCAGCCGCAGTTGCAAAGCATGGGTAACAGGCGGCCCTATTACTGAAAAAGATAAAAACAAGAAGGCTGATTAATATGAGTTCTATCATGAAGGGTATCGTTGACGAAGGGGAAAACGTAGCTGTAATCTACATTGACGGTAAGGCAGCAACCAAATACGCAAGAGCGCATGAAGCAGAAGAAGATGCAAAGCGTATGCGTACTAAGTTCCCTAACAAGAAGATTGAAGTCAAGCAAGAAATGAGAGAAGATGTCCAGCTTGACGAAAACCTTCATAAATGGTTCAAAGAAAAGTGGGTACGTTTTGGACCTGATGGTAAGATTCGCGGTGCTTGTGCTAGAGGTAGCGATAGTGAAGGTAAGCCAAAGTGCCTACCGCAAAGCAAAGCTCACTCTATTGGCAAAAAGGGTCGCAAGTATGCTGCTAGTAAAAAGCGCAGAGAAGATCCAAACCCAGATCGTCATGGCCCAGCACACAATGTTGCTACAAAGAAAAAGACCAATGAAGAAATGATGGATGAGAATTGCTGGAAGGGTTATCATAAAGAAGGTAACAAGAAGATGTTCGGCAAGACTGTTCCCAACTGTGTAAAGAACGAAGACCAAGAGTTGGACGAAAAGTGGAGCGCAAAGTATAAGCGCAGTATTGATTGCTCACATCCAAAAGGCTTCAGTCAAAAAGCACATTGTGCCGGACGCAAAAAGAATGAAGACATTCAAGAAACACAGCAATGCCCAGAATGCGGCGGAGCAATGTATCATGAATCAATGCTTAATGAAAAGCAAGATGCCTGCTATTATAAAGTTAAGAGTCGCTATAAGGTTTGGCCAAGTGCATATGCTAGCGGTGCATTAGTTCAGTGTCGCAAGAAAGGTGCTAAGAATTGGGGAACCAAGAGCGAGAGCGTAGAAGAAGCCGCTAATCCTGCACAACAGGCCGCTATCGCTATCAATATGAAAAAGCATCATAAGAAGCCAAAGAATGAGGCAAAAGGCACACCTGGTGGTGTAGAAATGTTTAGAACACCTGCAATGGTCAATGCTACTATGCAGCAAAGTCTATACAAAAAGGATTTGGATCCTATTAAGAGAGCAGAAAACCTTGCAAAACAGAAAGCATATCGTGATGCTAATCCAAAAGAACCGGTGCAAAACATTCACATAGGCGCAGGCGCATATCCTATCTCTGTACTTCAAAATTGGATGGATAATAAAGATATTAACAGCGTTATGCAGTTTGCAATCAATAAGTTTGGCAATAAACAATCCAAGGAATTTAAAGCTGAATTAGCCTCGGATCCTAAGTTCAAAGAAGCATTTGTTAATCTACTGGATGTCGGCGCGGGCAACTTAGCTGCTAGAAATGCATATATGGCAAAACGAGGTGTTAAAACTCCGGACACTGATTATAGAACGGCGGAACAAACACAAGCCGGATATGATGCAGTTAACAGAATAAATGATATATTACTCTCTTATTACAAAAAGTATGGGGTTGATAAAACTGGGCGCAGAGTGCCACCGGGATACAACTATAACTTAGAAGAGGGCGTAATCGTAGGACACGATGCTAAAGATCCAGAAGTTGCTATTCTCGGTGGTGCTGGAACAATGAGTCTATCACGATTAAAGAAGAAAGCGCACGGTGAAGCTACTGCATTAGCAAATGACATTAGTAAAGGTTCATTCAAAGCAGCAGCCTACAATATCAAGCAACTCGCTAACACACTTAACACTATCGCAGCAGCCGAAGAAGAAATGGCAAAGAGATATTTCGTTGAAGCAATGGATTGGCAACAAGGAAACAATAACGTTCAACACGACCATACTTTTTTTGAAGCAATGGAATATTTAAAGCATATTTATCCTATTGTAAAGCAGTATTTGATTCGTAGAGCAGAGGTAGGATTCCGTGCAGTAAAAAGCCTAGATTATCTATCTAGTGCTGACCCAATGAAGCATTTAGATGATAAGCAATTCCTAAAAAGCATGTCTAACATGAAAAATGTTGATGCGGTTATTAAATATCTCAATTTAAATAGACTATCAATAATGAGCGGTAGTAAACAAGTTTCTGCTAGCATTGGTTATACATGGACCACTTTCTTAAGCCCGAAAAAGGATTTTGGAGTAATATACTATCAGGATCGCGGTATGGGGCAGGATATGATTGTCATTGGTGCCAAAGATAACGCTACACATAGAAAAGTTTATGATGTATTTGTTGATGCTGGCGTAATTGTAGGCAGAGAGAAAAAAATAAAAGAACCTGAATTGCCTAAGGGTATGAGAGTGTCCGGTGCAGCTTCTCGTGATGACGCATATAACCGTGCAATGAATAAGTTCTTAGGCAATAATGATGATGACGGGGTTAACGAAGACTATACTGGAGAGTTTGCAGCAGAAAAGACTCCTGCAGTTAATCCATATGGTGGGTTAAAGGATCGTAAGTTTAGAGGTGCTATCAGTGAAGGTATTGCATTGAGTGAAATGCCAGACACTTCAGGTGCAGTTGGTGTTCAGCCAGGCGGTTGGAGAACTTATAAATCAAAAAGTGCCGGCGTAAGCGAAAGTAGATATACCGATGACATCATGACATTCGCAAAGGATTTAAATAGTGAAATGCGTAGAGAACGCTATGATTGGGAATATGTTGATCTAGGCGATTTAGAAGAAGCGATTGATGACGCCAGCGAACAACTCAGTATGTTTGCACATAGCAATATGTGCGATGCGTTCCGTGAATATGATCTAGAGGATCAAATCAAACTCATCAAGGCATTCAACAAGAAAGCAGTAAAGAACGAAGACACTTCATACGCAGGTGGCATGGGTCAAGGTCACTCAGGTGAATCTTATCGCAAGTTTACTCCAAAGAGTGCCGGCACTTTCAAAAAAGAATCAGCCATTATGAAGGGCCTTAAGAGGTAATAAGAATGACCTCTGATTTAGCAAAGTTAATGGAATATATTGATATGCTACAGTCAGAGGAAGTTCCTGAACCAATTGAGGAAATAGTAGAAGAAAACAAAGTGCATCCACTATTACAAGCAATGCAAGAACTTCGTGAAGAAGGTATAGTTGAATCTGTTGATCCTGGCACAATCTTCAATCAAGTGAAAGATATTCACAGAGAGTTTAGCGACATTGAAGAAGGTGACTTGCCTGATCGTATTTATTGGTTTGATGAATATAAGAAAAGTGAACTACCACTATCAAAGATTAACTTAGATGAGTTCTATGTTGATGAAGATTTAGTAGAAGACTATATTGAATATATCAAAGACTCACCCAAAACAATGCCACCTATTGTTTATGACCCCATTGCAGGTTCAGTGATTGATGGTATGCATCGTGCTAATGCTTATGCTCGTTTAGGGTATGAGACGATCCCTGCTTATGTTGGCTTAACGAAGTCAAGCAGCTACGGTGAGCGCGAACCAGATAACATTGATGAGACAGTTGAAGAACCAGTCATTGAAGCAAGCCCCGATACATTAGAGGGTAGCTTCACTCCAGACTTAGTTGAGAGTAAGACATGGTTAGCTAAATTGTTAGCTAAGGGTCTAAAGGGCAAGAATGCTGGTACTATCTATGTATTAGGTAGCTGGTATGGCAACATGGGTATCTTCTTACAGCAAGCTGGTGTAAACTTTAAGAAACTAGTATTAGTTGAACCAGACGAAGAAAAGTTAATGCGTAGTAAAGACTTATTACAGCAACTAAATGATGACGGTAAACTCATATTAATTCATCAAAATGCAGAAGATATTGTATATGAAAAGCCATGCGTAGTAATTAATACTAGCTGCAATGAAACAGGTCCAGTATTCTTAGCAAAACTTCCTGATAATGTATTATGTTGTTTACAGGCTCGTAATAATGTTGACAATGTATTATTAGATACAGATAGTTTAGAAGAATTTGTTGAATATTTCCCATTAAACAAAACTTATTATACTGGCGAGAAAGAGTTAGCTGATCCTGAAACAGAATATACTCGTTATATGATCATTGGTCGTAGTGGTAAAAAGCTAAATGAGTCAGCAACAGACAATAAACAGAGAATGTCATCGGAACAGACTCTTGACTATTTACGATCAATCATGGGTACTGTTATAGATAGAGACGATTATGATCATTGGCGAAATCGTGTTTTAGATCACGATCACTTTGACTTCAAGACCATTCCTACAAATTCAATTTATAATGAACTGCCCGGATTGGAAAAAGACAAGATTGAAAAATACAAAAAGATGGACTTTTCAAAGGCACCTCCCGTTGTAGTAGACAGTGATGGCTATCTAATAGATGGATATCATAGAGTAAACACAGCAAGGGCACTGGGCGTACCGACTGTCAAGGCCTGGGTAGGTGTTAAACAAACTAATGAAACAGTAAGCACTGGACTAGGCGGTGGTAGTGCTGGTAACAATGGTGGCTCAATGGTCGGCGGCCCTACTACATATGAGCAAGAATATGGTATGGTAAAGAGTAGAGGTCAACGTAGAATCATGACCATGACTGAGGATACTACTACATTAAGTGATATCTACGATAACAACTACCCAGATCATAATGAATTGATTTGGAACTATATCGGCACCAGTGACCTTGATACTCCATTCATGATTCAAACTATTAATCCAAACAAACTAAATCTATGCTTGACTAGCCAGTATAGAATAGAACATATTGAAGAACTATTTGATATGATGGATGAAGATCAACGAGAAACAGTAGAACATTATGAAAATGATCCTAATCTCAGTGATCAAATCATTGTAATGAACGATGGTAGAATCATTGACGGCAATCATAGAGCGTTAGCAGCAGTGTTGTCTAATCGTCCAATCAAGTTTGTTGACATTGGTGAAGAAGAAGACATATAAGCATAAATAGTCTATAGGACTATAATCATGCTACCAGAAACACTTAAAACACTTTTGGCTTCAGCCTACACGCTTTCTATCAAGGCTCAACAGTTTCATTGGAACGTTGAAGGCCCTGACTTCCCCCAGTATCACGAGTTTCTAGGCAACTTCTATGAAGAAGTTTATGGAAACACTATTGATAGACTAGCGGAAACTATTCGCCAGTTAGATGAATATGCTCCTGGCAGTCTCACTCGCTTTGCTGAGTTGTCACAAATCTCAGACCAGACTAAAGTTCCTCGTGCTGAATTGATGATGCAGGAACTATATCATGATAACGCTACGATTCTTGCTATGTACAAGCAAGCGTTTCATGTAGCTAATGATGCAGATGAACAGGGCATTGCGAACTTCATTGCAGAGCGCATTGATGCTCACGCCAAGCATAATTGGATGTTGAGAAGTATTCTTAAAACTCAGAGAGCATAATGAGAGCAAAACATTTTCTTGAACTATATGAGGCTCAGCAAGAGTTATTTGAAGTTGAAATGAGTCCTTCAAATCTCAAGAAGTTGGCCGCTGGTGTTCCTGGTGCCAAAGTTGGCATAGAGTTTGAAATGGTCGTCCCTGATGTTGAAATTGATGATGAAGATAGATATGACGAGCCAGAAGAAGATTATAGCCATGATCCACGTCCCGATGATATTGATGACATCGTTCGTTTCTTTGGTGGTGAAGACGAGTATGTTGGACAACAGAATAGTGATCGTGAAGTAGAACGACTAGGCGAAGAACTTACTGAAAAGTTTCATGAATGGCAAACTGAGCAGATTGACAATGATTGGAATGGTCCAGATGGTAAAGGCTTCTTTAGAGACTGGTGTCACAATAACATAAGTGATGAAGACGTTGCCGAGCATGTAGGCAAAGGAGAAGACTTATTCGGAGAAACAGTTCCCGACAAAGAAGATTGGGAAAAGTTTATTGAAGATGAATGGGACGAACAGGGCGATAATTATAATAGAGCCTATGAAGAATATATTGAAACTAAACGAGACGAAGGTGACTTTAGCGAAAGAGACTTTTTGCACGACATTGGCATTGATGAGATGTCGGATGTTATGAGACGAGTTAACGCAAATATTTCGTGGCCATATTACACTGCGCCGGAATCTAGTTATGGTGGTGGTGAAGCCATTGAATCTATCGGTGATGATTTTAGTGAGGCAATTGGCAAAAAAGTTTATTCAAGCAGTGATTATCACGGCGCACGTAGAGCACCGGATGCATACTCATTAGAAACTGATAGTAGTATTAATCATAGATCAGGTGAAGCTGGATTAGAGTTTATCAGTCCTCCCATGCCTGTTGATGAAATGATTGAAGACTTAAAGAAAGTTAAAGAATGGGCTGATGACCGCGGAGCATATACTAATAATTCAACTGGTCTGCACATTAACGTTAGTGTTCCTAACTATAGTCGTGATGACCTTGACTATGTAAAGTTAGCTATATTACTTGGCGACAAGTATGTATTAGATAAGTTTGGACGTATTGGCAATACATATGCTAAATCAGCACTTGACATTATTAAAGAAAGAGCTAATAGTCCAGCAGATGTTGATAGACTATTAAAGCAATTAAAAGGCAATATGGAAACTATTGCTAGTAAATTAATTCACAGTGGTCGCACTAACAAGTATACTAGTATTAATACTAAAGATAGCTACGTAGAATTCCGTAGTGCAGGTGGCGATTGGCTTGACAAAAACTTTGATAAGATTGAAGATACATTATTGAGATTCGTAGTAGCACTTGATGCTGCCTGCGATCCAAAGAAGTATAAGAAAGAATACTTAAAGGGTTTGTATAAGTTGCTCAAGCCTAAGGATCCAAAGAGCGATATGAGCTATCTTGCTCGTTATATGGCTGGGGAAATCACTCGCTCAGAATATGCTAAGCAGCTTGAAAAAACTCGCACCGAACGTTTTAAAGACCAAGGTATTAGAATCCTTCACCCAGATGATGTTGAAGAAAACGATTGGGTAGTAGAATATAACGATGGTAAGAAAGAAAATACCATTTATATTGCAAACACTGATACAGTTCCTGATGAGTCATCCGCATTTAAGGCCGCACAAAAGTTCAAGCCAAATTGGTTTAGACCAGACACGATTGAATATATCACTGTAAAGCCATTTAAGTTTGACCCTTCATTAGATGATCTTAAACTATATCGTGCTGACTATGGTCATGGGCTTACCAGCGTTGTTGCAGAAAACGAAGAAGAAGCAAGAGATTATGTACTAGCAATGAATCCGGAATATTTTGCAGCACATCCCAATACTGAAATCACGTTGACTGACGAACATGCTAGTAAGCGTCAAATTAATCAGATGATTGAATGGCAAACTAATAAAGTTCGTGAGGGTCTAGAATGGTCACAGCGTCCAAAGATTTGGCGTGTTAGAGTAGTTGATGGATCAAATGGTTATCAACGCTACTTCTTTATAGCTGCAACTACAAGAGATAACGCAATTAATGTAGCGAATAAACTTGAAGGTGAAGACGTAGAAGGTATGCAAGGGTTTGATATGTATATAGATCAAAACTATCCTGATGAGGACACATATCAAGAATATGAAAAAGCGCAAGAAGATTTAATTCAACAACGTGAACAAGAAAGACAGCGAGATAGAGAAACTACTGAGTTCAATAAAGCCGGCGAAGATGAAACTATTGACATTAGTAATCTAAAGACATATCGTTTAAGCAATTACAATGGTTATGCATATTTTGTTGCTGAAAATGGTGCTGAGGCTGTTGAAATAGCTATGAAATTAGAACCTGATAAGTTTGTTCGTCCAGAAGATATTACGGTACAAGATCAATCAGGTTTAGTATCTACCAGCCAGCCTTCGTTAATGCGTAGTATGTATAAGAGTCAGCAAGAAAAGTTAGCCCGTCTTGAGCAGTCTACTCAACCTGAGCAGTATAGCGTTTATGACACAAGCAATGGCCGCGGCGACAATATCTTTATTGCAGCAAGAACACCAGTTGAAGCGCATACAATCGCTGCTAGACTATACCCTGATATCTTCAATGATGAAATAAGAACAGAGAGATATGGTGCCGCTACGCAAATGGATGCTAATAGATTATTGCGACAGCAAGCCGCAAGAGAGCAGGCATTAAGACAATCTAATCCACAATTTAGCGGATCATTTGGATCTCCAGAGCCTGCATTTAGTGAACCATCATCTACTAGACAGTCTTGGAGAGTTCAAAATGTAGACTCCGGAGAAGCTCGCTATTTCCCGGCTATTGATATGCAGGATGCTATTAACACAGCAAGACGAGAATATCCTGCAATGTTCCCACGATCTGCGGGATTGTATGCTACACGAGCAAGTAACTAATGAGAGCTAATGAATTCATAACCAGTCAACAGTTGGATGAAGACTGGAAGAAAACTCTAGGCACAGTAGGCGCGGCTGGTGCATTAGCATTAGGTGCTCATTCTCTTATGAAGCCAAAAAATGACTTTCAGCCTGTTACTAGAATTGATTTGTCCGCACCAAAACCACTAGCTGCTAATGTATTGCATCAAGTTAAAGCAATCATGAATAAGCCCGCTGCAAAGATATTAAAAAATGCTGCTATTAAAGCAGGGTTGAAGGGTGCAGAGTTGCAACAGTTCATGGCACAATGCGCCCACGAAACTCAGAACTTTTCTTCATTGAAAGAGTTCGGCGGCTCATTAGACTTTAGAAAATATGATCCAAAATATGCACCAAAGAAAGCAGCAATACTAGGAAATACTAATCCCGGTGATGGTGTCAAATATCATGGGCGCGGATTTATTCAATTAACTGGTCGTGAAAACTACAAGAAAGCAGGCACTGCATTAGGACTTCCATTAGAGAAACATCCTGAGTTAGTTGAGAAGCCTAATGTAGCAGCTAAGGTTGCATTATGGTTTTGGCAGCATCGTGTATCACCTAAGGTAAATGACTTCACTGACACAGAACAGGCTACTAAACATATCAACTCTGGTCTTCATGGATTAGCCGACAGAGATAAAAAGTTTCAAGCACTACATCAACTAGCATATGTTAGAGAAGATGAGTTAGACGAATACAAAGCTGATAACGATATAAACGGTAAGGGACTTGGCACCACTGGTTATAACAGTAACGTAGACTATCGTGGATTAAGAGTATTGATGAAGCCAAGTGACTTCTTATCACTTGCTGCACATCTTCCAAGTCCAACAAGCGTTGATTATATCGTACAGCACATGGAAAAGGGTGGAAGTTTAGGTTCTCCATTCTTGATCATTGACATTCCTGAAAAATACTTTGATGGTGACTTCACTGGCTTGAACTATGCACAAGTTGTAGGGCATGAAGGTCGCAATCGTATGCTCGCTATTCAGAAAGTAGAAGGTGATGAGCCATGTGAAGTTCATATCTTTGGTTACGGAGAAATCAGAGCCAGACACTTTACACCGGAAATCATTGAGCAACTAGAGGTTGCAATGCGTAACCAAGATGGCAAGCTAGTGTTTGCTAAGCCTGGCCAATTATTATTTGAGCCAATGGCATAAAAAAGGTTGACAACGGTACACACCAATGATATAGTGATATTTGTCAGCAGTGATAAATACTCTATCAAAACAAAAAGGGTTATAAAATGAAGATTAACGAACTGCTCATGGAATCGTTTGATGACGAAGAAGAACTTGACATCGTAGACGATCCGGATACTGATAAGGTTCCTCACATCGTAATGCAGTTCAAGAAGGCTCTTGACAACGGTGGTCGTTCGCCTGTTATCTTCAAGGACGGTGATAAGGTGAGCATCCCTGTTGCTGTTATGGCTGACTTCCTAAACGGCTATGATTCAATGAAGCCGTTTGAGCGTGAAGAATTGCAGAAGGTTGCAACTCAGAGCCTAGAACACTTCAAGGAAGCACTTCGTACTATGAAGCGTAACACTATGCATAAGAGTATCTACCGTTAATTTGACCTACGTCAAAACCGTGTAGTTATTTTTACTCCCATATTGCTAAATACATATGAAGCCCGTAGTTAATCTACGGGTTTCCTATAATACAATAGGAGTACGAATGGGAGAGTTCTTTAATTTAGTAGCCCAGGTTGGCTTTCCAATCGCTGCTGCATGTGGCGCTGGTTACTTCGTATTCCTTACATTGAAGTTTATTCTTGCGGGTGTGTCTGGTAGCGTATCAGGCATGAAAGGGATCATTTCTTCTCTTGACAATCGTGTTAAGACAATGAACCATGATGTCATTCGAATTGATACAGTAGTTAGTAATGCTCTTGGCCTAAAACCAGACGTAGATCGCATTGCTCGTGCTGATGGTAAGACGGATGCAAGGAGAGACTAATGCTTATTGTAGAATGTTGGCTAGACGTTCATAATAATGGAAGCATCACGATAGATGAAGATGCGTCCAGACATTTGAAGGTTGAGGAAGGAGACGAGTTTGTTGCGTTTATACGTGATGAACGTGTGATATTGGTAAAGAAGAAGAAATAAATGGGCAGTGGATTAGCAGACTTAATCAACAAATATGGATTCCCCATCATTGCTGCTGGCGGCATGGGATACCTCATATATTATGTATGGGAGTGGGCAACCAAAGAAGTTAAGCCTGTTCTCAGTGAAGCTAATACCACGTTGATTGCTCTAATTGATCGCATTAGAATGCTAGACAATGACTTGATTCGTTTAAATCAAAAAGTGAACACCGTATTGCACTTGCGCGGTAAGACTATTGAGCATGAACGTGTTGAAGCAGAACATATTATCAACCAGCCAAAGAAAGCAGAAGAACATAAGAAATAATACTAGGGAGAGAATAATGATAAGAAAAATAATGATATTACTTTCTCTATGTGCAAGTAGTACAGCATATGCAGATCCAATAGTACAGCAATTCAAAGACCCATCCTTTAGTGGCTATGGCTGGTCTACTCATGTCCTACAAGTTGAAGCAGCAATGGAAGCACATAAAGCATCAAACGATAATGCTATTGCTACTGCTCAAGCAAATGCTGTATCAGCCGCTGCAAATACTCCATTAGCAAAGTTCATCAATCTATTCACTAGCCAAGTATATGCACAACTTGCTACACAGTTGTCTAATAATCTATTTCAAACAGGTGGCTCGGCTACTACTGGCACATTTAACTTAGATGGTAACACTATTAGCTATGTGAAAACAGGAACTAATGTTCAACTTACTGTAATAGACAAGACGGGTAATCAAACTGTAGTAACAGTTCCGATTGCTACGTTTGCGTTTTAAGGAGTAAGTTATGAAGAAACTTATTCTATTATTAGCTGCTACCACGATGCTTACAGGGTGTGTTGGTGCAATACATCCTAGACTAAACCAAGACAACGAATTATTACGCTCTAAGCCAAAAGTAGTTACTTTTGCTAATAAAAAAGTGTTCGATTCTATTCCTGAATTAGATGGGCCACCAATTCCTATTGCAGTATATGCATTCACAGATAAGACTGGACAAAGAAAGCCATCATCAACTACAGCGTCATTTAGTAGCGCAGTAACACAAGGCGGTGAGGCTTATCTAATCAAGACATTGGGTGATGCGGCAGGCGGCAAATGGTTTAAACCAGTTGAACGTGTTGGCATTGATAGTCTCATTAAAGAACGTCAATTGATTCGTCAAATGCGTGAACAAGAATTCGGTGAAAAGGCTGAACCTCTGCCGCCATTAATGGTTGCAGGCCTTATCATTGAAGGTGGTATTATTGATTACAATAGTAACACTAAAACAGGAGGTAATGGTGTTCGTTACTTAGGAATAGGTCCGAACACTCAGTACAGTGAAGATATGGTCGTCATCAGTATGCGACTTGTATCAACACAAACCGGTGAAGTGCTAGATAGTGTTACTGTAACCAAGACAGTACTATCAACATCTGAAGGGATCACTGCTTTTAAGTTCTTTGATTTAGGAACACAAGCATTTGAACTTGACGGGCAGCAAACAGCAAACGAACCGGGAAGTTATGCTATACGCAGTGCCATAGAACTCGGTGTAGCAGAACTAATTAAAAGTGGTGAAAAGAAAGGACTTTGGCACTATAAAACCACTATTACTAAAGCAACAAAATAAGGATTATAACGATGAAAATAATAATGAAAGCACTAATTCTTGGTTCGTTGTTGGTATCGGGCACTGCATTTGCTCAGCAAGCAAGCACTCCTACTACAGCAGTTCTTCCTACTGCGCCGACTCCTCCTGCTATTGTAACTACTTCACCGAACGAAGTTGAAGCAGCAGCAGTGGCAACAACTAACAAAGTATACATCAATCAGTCAGGCGGTAGTGTGAATGTCAACATTCAACAGACTGGCACTGCTGATATAGTCGGCACATTAGCTGATCCTATCTATCTACGTGGTGATAGCAACGCTGTTACTGTTATTCAAACTGGTAACAGCAACACACTATTAATGGGTATTGTCGGTGATACTGGCGCAGGAACAGGCACCAATTCTACTATTAGACAGATTGGAAACAACAACAGTGCTGATATTCGTTGCGGAACTTATCAGAATGATGCAAATTGTAATGGATTGAATCTAAATGACAAGTTTGTTGGTAACAACAATACTCTTGCATTCCACGGCGCAGCAGCAAACATTACACAAACAATTGATACTAACGGCAACAATAATGCAATTACTGTTACTGTCACTGCTCCTAATTCTTCACAGAACTTGTATTTCACTGGTGATAGCAACACTATCAATGTAACACAAACTGATACGGCCGGCACATACGGGCACAGTTTATGGGCCAACTTCACTGGAAGCAACAACACGGTAACAACGCAGCAGTATGGTGCGTCAGAAACTGTTGTTCACATTCAAAGTGTAGGGTCTAATGGCGTTTACAATATCAAAACTGGTCACTAAGACTCTTGGAATCCTATTGCTTGCTTTAGCCTCACCCGCTTTAGCAAGCATAGGTTCCATAACAGAGGCAAAAGGCGGAGGGCAGATCAGAAGAGGGCCCAGTGCTATGCCTGCTGGTAGAGGTGCCGGCATTGAAAAGATGGATACTGTCTCTACTAATAGTCAAGGCAAGTTCAAGATAGTGTTTGTTGACGCTACTACAGTCAACATTACTGAAAATAGTAGACTTGTCATTGACGCCTTTGTGTTTGATAATAACAATAAAGCTAAAGGAAAATTAGGACTTAAGGTAGCATTAGGCACTGTGCGCTATGCATCAGGTGCTCTCGCTCACGGTAATCCAAAAGGTGTAAACATTCGCACACCAACTGCTACTATTGCTGTTCGTGGTACAGACTTTGTTATGAGTGTTGATGAAGCTGGCCGCTCAACAGTTGTTCTGGTTCCAAGTTGCTTTGACGATAAAGATATTACCAAAACAAACTTTGATTGTCCAGCTGGCGCAATTGATGTTATAACGGCATCAGGTGTTGTGTCAATGACTAAGCCATTCCAAGCAACTGTTGTAGAGAATGCATTTGCTCCCCCAAGTCCGCCGGTCATCGTTAATCCAGCAATGAAAGCACTTAACAATACGATTCAGATTGCTCCACTAGCTACAGATGATGGGCAGAGCTTGCTTAAGGTAGCAAGAGAGGCAGTAAAAAAGTTTGTTAACCCTTCTAAAGCTGCATCAGATGATAACAAGGACCCTAACTCCGGAACAGGAGACAACGTTGAACAAGTTGCAATAGCTATTCAACCAAGACAGGCTACGCAAGCTGAGATTGAACAGGTCTATGAGGACATTAATGGTGCGTTACCTAAACAAACCATATACACAAACGTTTCACCCACGTATAGAAAGAAAATTCAAGAGGGTTGGGTCTATGCAAGAATATCTGATGATAAAAATCAGATAGTAGGAGTTTGGGTCCCTAAAGATTCAGAAGTACAAGTCGTATCATCACAGAATGGCATCGTTGACGCATATAACTTTATGGATCACAAATGGACTACATCAGGTACAGGTAGACCCCAAGGTACTATCACTGTTATACAGAACGGTGCTCCACCGGACATGAACAAATGAGAAAGTTAATTGCTCTCTTTATGTTATTGTGGTCGTCAATGGCCTATGCCACTACGTTTGCTGATCTAAAGTTTGGTGCCGCACAATTCAGCGATACACAATGGAATGTCAGTGCTTGTTTATATACGAATACTTGTCAAATCTATAGCCTCAGTGGTATAGGAACAAGTTGGAATACTGGATCACCATATCATCTTTCATCAACTCAGTATATACAGTTCTCACCGAGCGGCAATCCAAGTTACCCCTGGACGATGAAAGTCTATAATAGCAATGGAACACTTGTCGCTAATCTAGGCAATGGCAAATTAACTGTGCAGGGATTAGGTACCGATAGCTCAGGTCACCATTTCTTCTTCTTCACTAACGCTAACTATAACGGTACTGTATTCAGCACTGACTATGGTTTTCCCAACAACAATGGATTCAGCTTTACTGGTACATTGAATCCTACAACTACACAGACTGATAGTTTTGCTAGTAGTGGTTCAACTACTCCACTAAATGCAGGTCAAACATATACTTCTGCTCCTACCTACCCTCTAGCAACTATTACGTCAACCGAACAAACTAAGATCAACCAGACAACAACTATTGGTTACAATTCAGTCTATATCAGTCAATCAGGTGGCGATAATACAAATGTCACTGTCACTCAGACGGGAGACTTCAATGCTGTACGAGGAGTTAATGGTACTCAATCTTTCACTATCACAGGTGGATCAAATGCGTTGAATGTCACACAGGGTAGTCAGACTATATCAGGGTATCATAACCTAGTTGAAGGTTCTATTAATGGAACAGGGAACAATTTGACGATAAATCAGCAGGGTACCGCAAATTATGAACAAGCATTGATCAGTGGTAACGCAAATGTTATTAGCAACCAGTTATCAGGTGGTAATAAAAGTTTGTTTGAGAATGTATCTAACAATAATAACACCATAAACACTTCTCAGGTAGGTACTGGCAATCACTTTCTAGAACTAAACATACCAACGAGCGGAAACAATGTATCTGTCACACAATCGGGCGCAGCACAGAAAATGTTCTCTTTAACGCTAAATAATAATAACATCGGCGTAACTGTAACTCAAGATAACGCAACTACTAGTGATAGTGCTGCTATGTCTATCACTTGCACTTCCGGCCCATGTACTGGATACACATACACGAAACACTAAAGGATAGTTTATGAATAAGTTAAAGAAAGTTTTATTGAGTCCCTGGCTAGCATTATTTACAGTAGGATTACTTCTTGTTGTTAAGTTAAGCAATCCATATATGGTTGACGCAATGAAACTTAAGTTCTATGACTATTTGATGCTAGGTAAGCCAGTACATTCGGAACAGATTGTAGTTGCAAATATCGGGGAGAAAGCGATTGAGAAATATGGGCAGTATCCTTTTCCAAGGGAAGTTTATGCTAAGATTATTACTGATATTTATGGCAGAGGTGCTGGTCTTGTCGGCAGTACTATTCTTATGCCTGAATCTGATCGCTTTGGCACCGACCACGTACTAGTAGATACACTAAAGAAGTATCCGGTTGTACTTAGTCAGACTGTAACGTCGGATTGCTCTGCATCAAGGAAAGACCAAACGATTCGTCGGACTGGAGTTGCTGTGATTGGGGACGGGCAACCATCCGAGTTCTTACCTCAATATCCATGTGTCTTATCCAATATCTCAAGTTTTCAAGATGCTGCCGTAGGGGTAGGTATAACTTCAACTCTTCCTGAATCTGATGGTGTTGTTCGTCGTGTACCCCTGCTTGCCCAATCAAAAGGCGAATTTTATCCTGCGTTTGGGCTTGAGTTAATTCGAGTTGCGTCAGGAGATCCTTCATACCAAGCGAAGGTAAATCAGACAGGTGTTGAGGCATTACGTGTTCCTTCTTTCAATACTATTAAAACTGATGAATATGGTCGCGTTTTTACGAACCCGAATTACGTATTCTCATCGTTTGAAGTAGGCGAGAATATTCCTCGTCTCGATGGTAAGATCGTTCTACTCGGTGTGACTGCGAATGGCGTTGTAAATCCCGTAGCAACTCCAAATGGTGCCCAAATGCCGCATCAGCTTCAGGCCAGTCTTCTTCAGACGTTGATAAATGGGGATTCAGTGTCAATTCCGAATTGGGTAAGTCTGGTTGATCTTGCTGCATTCTTCATCCTTTCACTTGCAATCATCATTCTATCAAGAGTACGCTACTCTATAGTTTGGATACTTATATTACTAGCAGGCTATGTATACGCACCATATTATCTATATGCACACAACAAGATTCTAGTTGACATTTCATTCAACGTTGTTGCAGCAGTGCTTATTTATATGCATATCTATACTGCAAAGTTTATTAGTGAGTTCCTTCAAAAGCAACAGATTAAGAAACAGTTTGGTACTTACTTGTCACCTGATCTTGTCGCACAATTGCAGCGTCAACCTGACCTACTACAACTAGGCGGCACCGAACAAGAACTATCAATTATGTTCACCGACGTTCGTGGATTCACTACAATTAGTGAACACTATGGTAAAGATGTTCAAGGCTTGACAAAGATCATGAACCGCTATATGACTGCTATGACTAAGGCAATTTTAGAAAACAAGGGTACGCTTGATAAGTATATCGGTGATGCTCAAATGGCTTTCTGGAACGCACCATTGAACAATGAGCAACATGCATTGGACTCAGTAAGAACTGCGTTCCAAATGCTTAAATCGTTAGAGGACTTCAATGCAGAAATTAAAGAAGAAGGCATACCAGCTTTTGGAATGGGTCTCGGTATTAATACTGATACCGTTGTTGTTGGCAATATGGGTAGTGATCAGCGTTTTGACTATACTTGCCTCGGTGACGGAGTTAATTTGGCGTCTCGTCTCGAAGGTCAAAGCAAACCATATGGCGTCAAAATCATCATTGGACCAAAGACCGCCGAGTATGTACGACATACATACCAAGTCATTGAACTTGACTTACTTGCAGTCAAGGGAAAGACAGAACCTGTAAAAATCTACACTGTTCTTGAGAGTTTTTATGAAGAAGATGAGAAAGCTCATATTCGCTTCCTAGATTATTATCGTAAGGGTGAGTGGGAAACAGCAGAAACTTTTGCTCATAACTTAAAGAAATCTTGGAATGGTGAATTAGATAAGTACTATGATGCAATGATTGAAAGAATTGAAGAATACAAGGCTAACCCACCAAGTAACTGGGACGGCGTGTATAGAGCAACTTCTAAATAAGTAGGGTTGCTAAAAAGGAGAAGTAAAATGAAGAAACTACTACTAGCAACTGCTGTTCTAATGGGAGCAACATCTGCATGTGCGTCTACCCCAGCCCCTAAGGGACATTGGGTACAGGGTGCAAACAAGATGGCAATTTTTGTTCCAGCTAAGAATGAAGCAAACTGCAAGCTAACTGGCCCAAGTTGGACTCCTGGTCCACGTGGCGTGTTTGGCTATCATTATAATTGCAAGTAATTGCCCAAATAAATTGCAGTTAATGCAATAATACTGTAAATAGTATAGAAGACTCATGCATACTGCATGTCTCTATCATATAAAGGATATACTATGATTTTTAAGAAGACTATTCTCGCAGTAGTTGCTGCTCTTGGATTCGCTTCCGCTGCACACGCTACTGATCTTTCCGGCAATATCACTGTTTCGTCAGACTATCGTTATCGCGGCGTCAGCCAAACTAACGTAGGACCTGAAGTATCGGGTAACCTTGACGTTACTGATAAGAGCGGTCTATATGCAGGCACGTTCTTTAGTAACGTTTCTAGTGAATATTACACCGGTGGGGCTGGTTACGAAGAAGATTTTTACGTTGGATACAAGCATGAAGTTGCTAAGGGTCTTACTCTTGACGTAGGTTCTTACACTGACACTTACTTCCATGCTAAGAACGGTAATGTTTCGTATACTACTAGTGAAGCATATCTTGCTGCTACATATGGTCCAGTTACTGTAAAGGGTAGCCACTCTTTCACTAACTACTTTGGTATTCCAAATACCCATGGCACTCATTATGTAACTGCTGATGTTTCTCAGCCAGTTGGTCCAGTTACTTTGATCGCACACTATGGTCATACGTTCACTGCACACCACAATAACTACGACTATAATGACATTAACTTCGGCGCTAGCTATAATCTCCCTAAGGGATTCACTGTTACTGGTCTTTACTATGTCAACACCAATGAAGGTGCAGGCATGAAGGCATACAACAGTGTTAATGGTCATGGACTTTATGGAAATAACTTTGTTGTTTCTTTGAAGAAGAACTTCTAAGTAACACTTAATAGTCACTTTACTAACGGCGGGGAGTAAAATCCTCGCCGTTATTTTTTGTCTAAATATATCTATGAAGATAGGCCTTAGTAAATCTGTAATCACCCAAGATGGTGTGACTTATGATGCCATTGAGCAGGGATGGTACAATACCATTCGTGGGCATAGCCTATTTGTCGTCCCCAACACAATGAATCAAGACTTCAATGCAATGGCCAATGACCTAGACTCATTGATTATCACTGCTGGAAATGACAACGCAACAAGACGTAACGTTGAAATAGAACTAGCTAACAAGATGCTTGAACGTGGCAAACCTGTCGTGGGTATTGCGAGAGGTGCCTTTTTAGCTGCGGAAATGATCGGTGGCACAGTTGAACCGATTAATAATCACAATGGATTGGATCATCCCATCTTCTATCATAGAGAAGTACGCGAAGTTAACAGCAATCATGGCTACTGCATCAAAAGTCTACCTGATAGTGCAAACATTCTTTGCTTAGATTACTTGGGTAATCCAGAAGCGTTTATCAATGGTAACATCGCAGGCATTGTTTGGAATCCAGAAAGGATGAAGGAACCTTGGATTCCGCCTGAAATCGCATATATGCTCCGCATTTGATAAATATATTGATGCGAGCTAAACAATTCATTATAGAATCCCCTGTTGACGAACTGGCTGAGAAGTTACCTTCTCTAGCCAAGCACGACTATGACACCATAGATAAGTTGATGCGTAAGATTGCTGAAAAGCACAAGATCACAGGTAAAGCATTGCATGATCTATTTGTCAAAAAGTACAAGAAAACACCTGATACTTGGGTTAAGGGCAAGCTAGATGAATCTGATAAAGATAATCTTGACCTTGATGCAGAAGTACAAAAGTTTGCCGAGTGGGCAATGCGTAGAGTACACTTAGAGAATCCAATCAAGATTGACTTAAGCTATGACACTAAGGATGCCCAAGACAATCATCACACTGGTCGTCATATTGAGGGTGATCCTACTATCTGGGTATATGCAAAGAATCGCAATCTTGTAGATATCCTTCGCACAGTATTTCACGAAATCGTACACTGCCGTCAAAGCGAACTAGGCATGATCAAGCCAGGTGATAGCTATCCTGGCTCACCTATAGAAGCAATGGCTGATATGCTTGCTGGGAAATATATTAAGATTTACGGCGAAAAGCATCACTATATCTTTCAATAACGGTTACCAATATAGTTGAATTCTCTGCGTAGTCTGTTATAATAACTAGACTAGAAGGAGAAAACATGTCACGTACATTTAATCAAGAAGCTAAGGTCAAGTTGACCCAGCTCATCAACGAGGGTATCTCGGTTATTCAAGAAGTCGAAACTCTCAACGAAGGTCTTAACGATACTGTTAAGGCAATTGCAGAAGAACTTGAAGTCAAGCCCTCGATTCTTAAGAAGGCTATCAAGATTGCTTACAAGCAGCGTCTCAATGAGACGAATGAAGAAAACGAAGAACTCAACAACATCCTGGAGACCGTTGGTAAGACTAACTGATGTCATACGTTGATGCTGTCCTAGATTCCAATGCAGATAAAATCTACGTAGTAGAGCGTACTCCCGAGGGTAAACGCGCCTATAGAGAATATAGTACGAACTATGTTTTCTATCACGAAGACCCGAAGGGTAAGTATCGCTCTATCTATGGAGATAATGTATCTCGTTTCTCTACTCGTAAGAAACAAGAGTTTGAGAAGGAGAAGAGGATCCATCGCGGCAAGAGGTTGTTTGAAAGCGATGTTAACGTAGTATTCAGATGTTTGTCTGACAACTATCTTAAGGTTGAACCTCCCAAACTGCACACTTGCTTCTTCGATATTGAAGTGGACTTTGACCCGGAGAAGGGTTATAGTCCAACCAGTGATCCATTCAACTCAGTAACAGCAATCACTTGTTATCTGGATTGGCTTGAGCAACTTGTTACGCTAGTCATTCCTCCGAAGCATATGACCGATGAGACTGCACAGGAATTGACTAAGGACTTTCCAAACTGTTTTCTGTTTCGCTCTGAAATTGAAATGTTTGAGACGTTCTTTGATCTAATTGAGGATGCAGACGTTGTTACTGGTTGGAACTCAGAAGGGTATGACGTTCCCTATTGCGTGAATCGCGTTAAGCGAATCATGACTAAGGACGATACTCGCAAGTTCTGTCTGCTTGGTCAGATGCCTAAGCCTCGTACTTATGAACGCTTTGGTAAGGAAGAGCAGACTTACGACTTTGTTGGTCGTATTCATATGGACTATCTGCAACTCTACAAGAAGTACAACTACGAATCTCGCCATAGCTATTCACTAGACGCAATCGGTGAGTATGAACTAGGTGAACGTAAGACTCCATATGAAGGATCGCTTGATCAGCTTTACAACAAGGACTTCAAGAAGTTCGTAGAGTATAACCGGCAGGATACTATGCTGGTGTTCAAGATTCACAACAAGCTAAAGTTTCTTGATCTAGCAAATGCGCTAGCTCACGAAAACACCGTACTGCTGCCGACGGTGATGGGTTCGGTGGCAATGATTGAAATGGCAATTTATAATGAAGCACATGAACGAGGATTCATCGTTCCTGACAAAAAGCGTCAGGATAGTTACGGTGAAGGACAACAAGCTGCCGGAGCTTATGTTGCTGTTCCCAAGAAGGGGATTCACGAATGGGTCGGAGCAGTTGACATCAACAGTCTCTACCCCTCAGCAATCCGGGCACTCAACATGGCCCCAGAAACAATCGTGGGACAGGTTCGACAAACCCTCACAGACCAATACATGCACGAAAAAAGCATCGCCCTCGCAAAACAAAAGCGAAAGAAAAAGAACGGAGACGATGCTGACGCAGTTACTGGAGCGATTCTTTGGGAAGGGCTCTTCGGATCGCTAGAATATACTGCTATTATGAACCAAGAGCGCGGGACAATGCTCACTGTTGACTATGAAGATGGTCGCAGTGTAGAAATGTCTGCTGCTGAGATTTGGAAGATGATCTTTGATAGTAGTCGCCCGTGGATTCTATCTGCGAACGGCACCATCTTCACTTATGAACAAGAAGGCATCATTCCAGGTCTATTGAGTCGCTGGTATTCAGAACGTAAGAGTATTCAGAAAGAAGCAAAGGCTGCGTATGGCACTGATATGTTTGAGTATTACGACAAGCGACAGCTAGTCCGTAAGATTTTGCTTAACTCAGCATATGGCGCACTTCTAAACGAACACTGTAGATTCTACGATAAGCGTATTGGTCAATCAGTTACGTTGAGTGGTCGTCAAGTCGTTAAGCACATGATGAGCCAGATCAATGAAACTATCGCAGAAAAGTATCAACACGACGGTGATGCGATTGTGTATGGCGATACTGACAGTTGCTACTTCACTGCATATCCGATCTTGAAGGATCAGATTGATTCAGGCGAACTTACATGGACTAAGGAAACTTGCATTGACTTGTATGACCAAATTGCAGAGTTGACTAACGCTAGCTTCCCTGCTTTCATGGAACGTGCATTTCACTGCCCTCGTAAGAACGGCGAAGTGATTAAAGCTGGGCGTGAACTTATCGGTGATCGCACCCTCTTTATCACTAAGAAGCGGTATGCAATCAACATCTTTGACTTAGAAGGCAAGCGTCAAGATATTGACGGCAAGATGGGTAAGATCAAGGCTATGGGTCTTGATCTTAAAAGAGCAGATACTCCCAAGTATGTTCAAGAATTCCTAATGGAAGTTCTTAAGATGGTACTAGGTGGTTCTACTAGAGAGGAAGTTGTAGCTAAAATTCGTGAATTCAAGAAGTGGCTGAGTGAGCAAGATAGTTGGACTAAGGGTTCTCCTAAGAGTGTCAACAATCTAACTAATCACACTATCAAGTTTGAAAAGACTGGTAAGTGTGCGGTTGGTCATGCAAGAGCAGCTATTAACTACAACTATTTACGTAAGATGAACGGTGACCAGTATAGTCAAAAGATTGTAGACGGCATGAAGGTTATCGTTTGCTCATTGAAGGATAATCCACTGGGCTTTACTAATGTGGCATATCCAACAGATGAACTTCGTCTTCCGCAATGGTTCCTTGATCTTCCCTTTGATGATCTTGACATGGAACGCAAGCTAGTTGACGAGAAGATTGACAACTTGCTAGGCGTTCTTGACTGGGACATTCGCAGCGATACCAATACTAATAGCACATTTGATGACTTGTTTAGTTTCGGATAAACAACTAATTGACTTTTGCAAAGTATTCCACTATAATACACACAATACAAACCTAAATATCATAAAGGATGAAACATGAATATTGATTTTGAAAAGTTCGACACCGAAGAAAAGATTGCGTGTCTTCGCAGTGACCTAGATGAGATTATGCGTCATTTAGATATGCGTAGCTATTACGTTAGCAAGGCTGAAATGGCGGAACGCATCGCAGAAACTGAGGCTGACCGGAAGCGTCGGGCCCGACGCGCCGAAATTATTGCAAGTTTATAAAGGAAAAACAATGAAAGACTACCTATTGGACTTAATTCAGCACACTCAGGGTTTGGGTGTTGTTGACCTCGTAAAGATTGATGGCACTGATACTGAAACTAAGGTTTCTGCTTATGCTGATGATCGCTCAGTTGTCGTTACTGGCGTTCTTAACGCTCCGATTTCTCAATTTAAGGGCGTATTCGGTATGCCTAACTTGACTAAGCTCAAGACTATTCTTAGCTTTGATGACTTGTACGATGATAAGGCTATCATCAACGTCACTACTAAGGACGTTGATGGAACTCAGATTCCAAGTGCTATTCACTTTGAAACTGCAACGGGCGACTTCGTTAACGACTATCGCTTGATGGCTAAGAACATTGTTGAAGACAAGGTTAAGACTGTTTCGTTTCGTGGTACTACTTGGGACGTAGAGTTTACTCCTACTGTTGATGGTATTCAGCGTCTTAAGAAGCAGGCTCAGGCTAACAGCGAAGAAATCACTTTCACTACTAAGACTGACAATGGTGATCTTAAGATTTACTTTGGTGATCCCTCAACTCACTCAGGCAACTTTGTCTTCCAGCCGAGTGTAAGTGGTACGTTGAACAAGCCTTGGAACTGGCCTGTCAAGGTCTTTCTCGCAATCATGGATCTTCCGGGTGAGAAGACTGTTCGCTTCGCTGATGCAGGCGCTGCTGAAATCGTTGTTGATAGCGGTTTCGCTACTTGGACTTATTTGCTTCCCGCACAGGCTAAGTAATGCTTAAGACTATCAACGGTTCTGGTAGATATATGATGGTCAACGGTGGAATGCCTGCGACCACATATATTAACAACAGTTCAGGACTGGGCGCTGGAAACATTAGATGGAACGCCAGCACTCAATCTATGGAAGTCTATGATGGTTATACCTGGATGCAGATTAACACTAGCCATGCTAGTGTTGGTCTAACTCCTGATGCTGAATCTGCACTTTCTTGGGCTATCAAGAAGCAATATGAAGAAGCAGAACTTGAAAGGCTGGCTAAGTCTAACCCTACCATCGCTGATCTTGTGGAACAGAAAAAGAACCTTGACCACAAAATAAAGATGGTCCAAACATTAGTAAAATAGGATCCTACATTGGAACAAATTAATCTCTCCGCAGCACATAACCCAGATTGGGCGTTGTTTCTGCCAGCAGTCTCGTCTTTCTTCATTGCCGGCTTAGGCAAGCAGCGTGAAGGTGAAAACTATTTTGACCCAGCGAGAATCCCTGCGGCCTTCAACGGTGATGTTGAGAAGTTAAACTTCCTTAATGAGAAGGAAGGATTGTATACGTACAAGTGGGGACTATATTCTGCGGGTCACGCGAATCTGGATATTACTAAGGATGACAATAACGAATCTATCATCCGCAAGAGAGATAGACAGAATACTTTTCTGCTAGGAGACTCGGGCGGGTTCCAGATTCTTAAATGTCAGTGGCCCGCAGATTGGAAAGACCCCAACTGCCCCCGCGCAATGAAGAAGCGTCAACAAGTTCTTACTTGGATGGATGAGTACATGGACTATGGCATGTGTCTTGATATTCCATCACAGTCACTAACAACTTATCACATTAAGGATAAGAAGACTGGCAAATCTGCACATGGTATCAGCACGATCCAAGAAGCAATTACTGCTACTCATATCAATAACGAATACTTCATCCAAAATCGTGATGGTCGCTGCAAGTTCTTAAACGTACTACAGGGTCGCAATCATAAGCAGTCAGATGACTGGTATGAAGAAATGAAGAAGTATTGCGATACTAGCATCTACGGTGATCGTGCATTCAATGGCTGGGCGTTCGGTGGTCAGAATAAGATTGACATTCACTTGATGCTAAAGCGTTTGGTTGGCATCATTCACGATGGCTTTCTTGAAGAAGGCAAGCATGATCTAATTCACTGTCTTGGTACTAGTATCATGGAATATGCTGTTCTCTTTACCGATATTCAAAGAGCAGTTCGTAAGCATCATAATCCAAAGTTCCAAATTACATTTGACTGTGCTAGCCCGTTCTTTGCTGCTGCTAAGGGTCTTGCTTATAACAATAACACGTTTGAACATGACACTAAGTGGACTTATGCAATGGAAAAGACTGCGGAAGCTAAGAAGTATTCAACTGATACCCGCAAGTTCAGTGATGGTGTCTTAGCTGATAATATTCACAAAGTCTTCACTGACAGTCCAGTTACCGATCTAATGGTCATGAAAGACCTTTGCTATCGTGGTAAGGGCTTTCTTGGTCAGCATGGTAAGGAAACAAAGACTAGCTGGGACACTCTTAGCTATACATTGATTCAGGCTCACAATGTCTATCAGCATATGTCTGCTGTCCAAGAAGCAAATCGTAGATATGAACAGGGAATCAAACCAAAGATGGTTATGGATCCTCTTGGTCATCTTAACTTTGCTGACATTGTTGATGAGATTTTCTCATTGAAGGATCGTGAAAAGAGTCTTGCAATGATTGATCAGTACAGCAAGTTTTGGATGCAGATGAAGGCTGGTCAAGGATTCAGTGGCAAGAAAACTATGAACGCACATACTATGTTTGACCAGTTGTTTAGCATTGATGAACCGGTCAATGATGATCCTGAAATTGATGAAATCATTGAGGATAGTGATGATGCAATGGCAGAAGTTCTTGATTGACCAAAACATTTGCGTTTATAACAACAAAGTGATAAAGTAAAAACATAATGACTATTGAAACATATATCTTGCAGACTCAGGCTGATACTCGCAATAGAATCAATAACGCTGCAAAGCGTATGATTTGGGTTACGTTTCAGCGTGAAGGCATTCACATGTATCCCGGTGCAGACACCGACAAGAGCTTGGCAACTGGCGACGAATATGACGTTAGTTTCCTAGGATACCCGCATCGTCACATCTTTCATTTCAAGGTGGCGATTCAGGTAACACACAATGACCGTGACATTGAGTTTATTCAGTTCAAACGATGGCTAGAGAATAGCTTTAAGGATGGAGTGATGCAGCTTGATCATAAGTCTTGTGAAATGATTTGTGATGATCTATATCAGTTTATCGCAAGTCGCTACCCCAACCGTGACATTGAAATCACTGTCAGTGAAGATGGTGAGAACGGTGCCACAATTTACTACAACACAACTAAACCTTATCAATCACTAACCATTTAAGGAAAATAAAATGGCAAAGAATACCACTAAGTCTAACGCTCGGGTCAATCAGATTTTTGAAGACCTTGACAAGTATCGCAACTTCTGCCGTGACTACGGTTATCGTTTTGACGAAGCCGAACTTTACAATAGCAGAAGCTATGTTTATCGTCAGTTCCAGAAGTTTGTCATTGGCAAGCCAGTGAAGAATCAGTGGGAAATTGACTTGGCTCGTTTCAAGGAACAGGGCCGAGGCTAATATAATACAGAACGGGGACATATGAGAAAACTATTCTACATGGGCTTAGAAGCCTATAACGCAAGGTACACTCTACAGCTTACAGAGTGGAACAAGCGCGTCTTTGATCGGCGCGGGATTGATGTCGTGTATGTCCCCGGTCTGACTCTTGATAATAGCCAAAAGATTGTAACTGGTCAGGTGCTTGATGCACATGGTCGTTCATACTTTGGCATGAGTCAAATGATGAACCTTGTTAAGATGATGCAGCAAGGTGAGGTAACGAGCGAAGACGTAATCTACTTTGAAGATATGTTCCAGCCGGGCTTTGAATCATTGCCCTATATCATTGACCAGCTTCCCGAAGATAAGCAGCCGAAAATCTTTGTGCGCTGCCTTGCACAGACAATTGACCCCGATGACTTTGTTCATGTGTGGGGAATGGATCGCTGGATGAGAGCATATGAACAGATGGTATGCTCTAGTGTATCAGGTGTTCTCGCAACTAACGAAGAAATGGTTGCACACATGAAGGTTGCAGGATGGGACGTTCCTATCTACAATATTTCAGGTCTTGCATTCGGTAAGGATGAAGTGACTGAAAGAGTAGACAACTATATTACTCCATTTAGTTCACGTAGATTGCGTGTTGTATTCAGTGCCCGTTGGGATCAAGAGAAGCAACCTGACTTCTACATGGACTTGATTGATGTATGGCATGAACGCTATCCTAGCAAGGATGTTGAGTTTGTTGTTTGCAGCGGCGGTGAACTAAAGAGCAACAACGATAGCTACATGGCTCGCACTCGCAAGATGGTCGAAGATGGCAAGTTAATCATCTATGATAATCTTGACAAGAACAAGTATTACGAGATTGTCAACAACAGTCGCGTAGTGTTCAACTGTGCATTGCAAGATTGGGTATCTAATACTGTAAGTGAAGCTGATGCACTCGGTTGCAATGTTCTATACCCTGCGTATCGTAGCTTCCCCGAAACATTTGCAAATGACCATGAGCGTATGTATATCCCTTGGTCTATTGATGATGCTATTGCTAAGCTAGATGTATTGTTGAAGAAGCCGCATCCTAATATGGGCAACATCAGCGATTGGACTGATGGCACTATTGATCGTATCTGTGACATTCTTGAAGGCAAGGGTCAGAAGTATCTGCGCGACAGTGCTGACTACAGAAAACATACTCGTGAAGCGAAGTATTGATGCATATCAATACGATAGATGAACAGGTTCAGCATATTATGTTGAAGTATCTATATGATGTTGCTGATGATTTTACCTGTATGCGATTAATGATGGAACTGCTTCCGATTGTCGGCGAAAGAGCAGGTTTGTTGGTATTAGCAGAATCCAAGACTGACTCGCTTGAGGTATCATTTACCAACAACACAACCGGATTGCTCAATAAGTTTATCCTAGCAAACGGGCAGGTGAAGGACAAAACTAAAGAATAAAAGTACATATCTAAGATAAATAATGTTGTTACAGGCGGTAACAACATTGAAGCATATGCTTCCGTTGAGCATTAACGATAGATGCTTTGGAGAGAGATATGTATAAACTATACAAAATAACCAATTCGGTTAATAACAAGCTATATATCGGTATAACTAAACTGAAGATTGAGCAACGATGGTCTCAACATGTAAAAGATTCCGAAAATCCTGAATATCCCCTGCACCGAGCGATAAAGAAATACGGAGCGGATAGTTTTGCGGTTGAACTACTAGAAGAATCGGATGATCGGAACTATATCAGTGAGTTAGAAGAACCCACTATTCAAAAATACAACAGCAGAAAAGATGGATACAACGTTGCTAAAGGGGGTTACGGAGGGGACCTCGGTCCAGAAGCCAATCGGAAACGAAGCACTACCTTATTAAATCGTCCCGAAGATGTTAAAAAGCACTATTCTGATATGCAGCGCAGCCGGCGGCTAGGTAAAACCAAAGACAATGATCAAGGTAGGAAGGCCCAATCCGAAAAGATAAAAGGCAACGCCTTTGCTCAAGGGCTAACACATTCGCTCGAAACCAAACAAATAATAAGCGAAGCTAATAAGGGTCCAAAGTCCCAAAAGACTAGACAAAAGATGAGCGAAAGTGCTATACTTAATAATAACGGAGCAAGATTTGAGAGACACAACAGTTGTTGTCTCTGTTGCCGCCGAGAGTTTAATAAGGGCAACCTAGTACAACATTTAAGAAGGATGAATAAGAATGAGCTTTAATAAGAGTAAGTGTGATCCGGCGTTAGGTCAACAAGTTCACGAATATCTCGTAAAGATGGGAGTTGAAACACCGACAGTTGACAATGGACTGAGCCGTACTGATAAGATTGAAATCATTGAGCGTAAGTTTAAGGATATTATGGAGACTCTCGGGCTTGACCTAACTGATGATAGCTTAGAGGAAACCCCGAAGCGGGTCGCTAAAATGTATGTAGGAGAAATCTTTTGGGGACTTGACTATGAAGCATTCCCCAAGTGTACAACTGTTGCGAACAAGATGGGCTATGATGAAATGGTCGTTGAACGCAACGTGAATGTACAAAGTAATTGTGAACATCATTTTGTAATCATTGACGGTCTTGCTACTGTTGCTTATGTTCCCAACGAAAAGGTTCTTGGTCTCTCAAAGATCAATCGTATCGTTGAGTACTTTGCAAAGCGTCCTCAGATTCAAGAGCGACTAACTGAGCAGGTATTCCACACTCTTTGCTATATCCTTGAAACTGACAATGTTGCAGTTATGATTGATGCACAGCACTATTGCGTTAAGAGTCGCGGTGTTGAAGATACTGGTTCGTCAACTGTGACTTGTAAGCTCGGTGGTGGATTCAAGACTGATCCTGCAGCAAGAGCAGAGTTTCTTAGCATCGCACGAATGGGCAAGTGAAATACAAGTTTATCGTGACTCCTGAGGAACTTCTTAACAAAGTAGGTCCGGTTAATTGGGTTAATTGGTTTAGAGAGCCTAGTGGCTCAGAGGAGACTAACCGATACCGATGGGCTATGGAACAAATGCAGTCGCACTTCCCGGGAAAGTATGATTTAGAAGAAGCATACGATCCCGTGTCAATGACATTCAAGTATCGCTTGAAGTTCCTCACAGAAGCAGATGAAATGTGGTTTAAACTTAAATATGAATGACGATATCATTCATACCTACAAGATTCAAATTAAGATCAATCCCAATTCGGTTAATTTGAGTCAGCAATGGTTGAATGAAAACTGTAAGGGCACGTGGTCTATCGGAAAGAACATAGATAGCTACGACCTGCACTTTGAGTACGAGGAAGACGCTCTGTTAACTTGGTGGAAATGGGGATGACTGACAAATATCTTAAAATTATCGAAGCCATGCGTAAACAAACCGAAGAACGTATGCAGTGGCCTGTTGAAAAACTGCGAGAATGGATTCGTCAGGTACATGGTCCTGAAATGCGGGAACTTGTAGGTGAAGAAGCAGAGCAAATGCTCATTGTTCTTAAATTAGTGGGACATTACTCTGATTCCAATAATCAAAGAACTCATACCTATTTCTACGAACATGCCGGCAAAGAATACAGAGTAACATATGGAATAGGGGGCGAACCCTTAGTAGAGGAAGTGGTTTATGATATCTGCCCAGATAACAATCAAAGCAGTAGATGATGTTATTCCTATTATTGACTGGTGTGAAAAGAATATCGGTACTAAAGCTCCCTTTAAGGATTGCGTAGACACCGAAAGACCGTGGGTATGGGATGCCGCTTATGGTACAATGACATATTATTTTGCTAACGAAGGAGATGCAAGTTGGTTCGCATTGAGGTGGCTTTAACAAACTTTTGATATAAAACACGCAGGCGGTGATAAATACTTTATACGAGGAGTCACCGATGAGCAAGCGATTAACCAAAGACGAGTTTGTTAGTAGAGCAGTTGAAGTACATCAAGGCAAATATACTTATGATAATGTAGAATATAAGGCTATGCTAGAAAAGGTAAGCATCACTTGTCCTATTCATGGTGATTGGATGCAGAAGCCGGCTGATCATTTAGGAAAACACGGATGCCCGAAATGTAAAGCTGACAAGGCCGGGGGCAAGTGGGATGACATTAAAGTTCTGTTTGAACAAGTTCATGGTTCCTATTATTCATACGATGAATCTACCTTTACTAGAATATCTGTGAAGATGAAGATGTTTTGCCCTGATCACGGTGAGTTTTGGCAGAAGCCAGAGCTTCATAAAAACGGTTCCGGGTGCAAACTATGCACTGCGAGTAGTGGTCCTGGAAAGTATTGTGAATCTGTGTTTGCTAAGAAACCCGAACTCAAAGAAACTCCCGGAGTTTTATACTTTATAGAACTAAATGATACCGATGGTACTAAGTTCTATAAAGTAGGAATCACTATGAATATGCGTACTAGGTATTATGACTTTATTACTCGCAATGGAGGCAGGATTTGTTGGACTAAAGAATCTAATCTGTATGATTGTTTCCAACAAGAACAAGCTATTCTTAAAGAATACGCAGACTTTAGTTATTATCCGGAACTAGCAATGGCAGGTAAAACAGAATGTTTATCAAAGGAGATTGAATATGATATTCAATAAGATTAAAGAACTTAAAGAGCAAGGAAAGCGGATAGGGATAACATTTAGCGCATGGGACCTACTTCATGCCGGACACATCGCCATGCTTGCCGAAGCCAAAAATCACTGTGACTATCTGATTGCCGGGCTACAGACTGATCCAACCATTGATCGCCCAGATACAAAGAACAAGCCTGTCCAGTCAATCGTTGAACGTCAAATCCAACTTAGTGCATGTCGCTTTGTTGACGAGATTGTGGTTTACGAAACGGAAAAAGATTTGGTAGATTTACTCTTGACATTGCCCCTAGATTGTCGTATATTGGGTGTAGAGTATGAAACTACAGACTTTACTGGTCGCAAAGAATGTGAGCATCGTAATATTGAGTTAATCTTTAACAGCCGCGATCATAGCTTTAGTTCAAGTATTCTTCGTAAACGTGTAGCACAAGCAGAAGGAAAGTAACATGGAACCTAAGGACCCTAACAAGAAGTTTAATGACCTATTCAAGAACCTGAACTTTTCGTTCACCGTTCCTGTCGGATTCTATAACTTCAATCAGAAGCATGAAACTCCTGAGGAAATGATTGCTCGTCTGGACGAGGTTGATGCAGTTGTTGATGCTATGGATAGCTATCCAACTGCAAAGAAAATGCTTGACAAACTGTATGGAAAGTTGTAAGTTAGACTTACACGGCGTTAAGCATCAAGATGTTGATGCGTTAGTGGAGAACTTTGTTCTGATGAATCAGAACAGTTTTCCACTCACCGTCATTTGTGGCAACAGCGTAAAAATGGTTAAACTAACCGAACAAGTACTAAATAGGATTGGATGCGAATACAAGATGTATCGCTTCGGTGTAATTACAATAGGAAGATTTAAATAATGGTTAACCGCGATAAAGATTGGTGGGTAAAGAGAGCCGCAAATGAGCCGGATGATGCTAATGTCGGGGCTGGCTGCGAACCTCCTTATGAAGCAGTTCCAGCATCACGAGCAGGAATGGTTTTACTAAGCATTCGTGCTAAGTTTGCCTGGGTGTGGAGAATAGGTTTGATTAAAAGAACAACAGCGTTTCGTTGGGAAATGGACCGCTTTTTGGGGCAGTGGAGCAAATAATGCTTCACTTAGCCTTACACCTGTCACCGTGAACTACACACTTTTATTTATCTTTTTGATTGACAAACTATCCTAAATAGTATATAGTAAGACTTTAATATAGGAGAATACAGATGGCCCTCATGCTGTCATATGGCATGAACACTAACATTGCACAGATGGCTTCGCGCTGTCCTAATGCCATTAGTATTGGCCGTGTTGATATCCCCAACTATCGTCTCGTATTCCGAGGTGTTGCGGATATTGAAGAAAGCTATGGCGATACGTTACAGTGTGTTCTTTGGGACATCACTGAGAATTGTGAAAAGGCGCTGGATATCCTTGAGGGCTTCCCAGACTTTTATGGCAAGGAATATATTGACGTAACTTTTGGGAAAAAGACGTATACCGCAATGATCTATAAGATGATCGGTAGTGATCTTGGTTACTCTATCCCGAGCAGTTACTATCAAGAAATGCTAGAAGACGGTTATGCTGATCATGGTCTAGATGTACAGCAAATCTATGAAGCAGAAGGTTTTTGTGAAGTAGAAGATACACTAGACTGGATTAACCGTCGCTATGCGTACTAAAGTGGTCTTTGATACTCACCCCACTATAAACATTCTGCGTGTCATCTAAGGAGAAAAAGAATGTCTTTTATTGATGATGCAACTAAGAAATATAAGTTAGAAACACGACCGCAGATGTCGTACAAGTATACCAGCACTAAGGAGTGGCATGACGCATTCCCGTGTGCATATCGTCAGTGGCGAGCCGATAGCCACTGTAATCAGATTCATGGTTACAGTTTCACTATCAAGGTATACTTTGGTGCCGACACGTTAGACGCACGTAATTGGTGTGCAGACTACGGCGGCTTGAAGGACCTTAAGGGTATTCTTGAGGATCAGTTTGATCATACCCTTCTTGTAGCAGAAGACGATCCGGATATGGATGTGTTCAAATTGTTGCAAGAACGTGGTATGGCTAAGTTGACTATCATCCCTGCAACTGGGTGTGAAGCACTTGCCGACATGATCTATAACTTCATCAACGGTGTTTACATTCCAGACCATTGGGGTGCAGGTGAAGCCGATCGTCTTTGGTGCTATCGCGTTGAAGTTCGTGAAACACAGAGCAACATGGCTTTCCGTGAAGGTCATCGTGAATGGCATGAGGATTTGCTGGGATGATTGAATGTTCTTGTGAAGAGGTTTGCTTTCGCTGGGGCAAAAATAGTGATGGATCAGGTGGATTCTTCTGTCCACGCAACCCATATGATGATACTAAATGCAAGCAGCTTCTTTACGGAAACATGAGGCCGACCATCATGCACAAGGATACAGTAGATAATGACAAATAAAGTATACTACACCGATGAACAGATTGACACATTGGTTCATAATATCATGCGTCAAATGATCAAGGATCATTGGGTGCCTGATTATGTTGTTGGACTGACTCGTGGGGGCCTAGTCCCTGCACTTAAGATTAGTCATTATCTCGACATTCCTATGGAGACACTTAAGGTCAGTCTTCGTGACGGTGGCGAATCTGAATCTAACTGCTGGATGGCAGAAGACGCCTACAATGGTAAGAACATTCTAATCGTTGATGATATCAATGATACTGGTGCAACACTCAACTGGATCAAGAATGATTGGGCATGTAGCGCATTCAAACATGATCCTAAGTGGGACGGTATTTGGAATGAAAGTGTTCGCTTCGCTACATTAGTTGACAATGACGTAAGCCTAGTTGAAGTTAACTATATCGGTGAGAGTATCAATAAGGCAGAAAACCCAGTTTGGGTCGTCTTCCCCTGGGAAGAATGGTGGAAAAGGTAGTTGACAATGTTTACATTTCAGCTTATAATTATAACTGTACTATGTGCTGCCGGGTCCTTTATATTGTACAAAAACTGGATGCATGAAATCAATTCAGGCAATAAACCGCAGTGCGTAACAAAGGGCGACATGTATTGTAATCATGTAGGTTGGTGTGATGCAGAAATCGCACTGTACCCAGATGAATATGAAATAGAAATGAAAAGATTAAAGAATGACAAAAATCAAGATCAGTGAACTATTTTACTCAATTCAGGGTGAAGGTCGTTATATGGGTGTACCGAGCGTGTTCTTACGCACGTTCGGTTGTAATTTTAAATGCAGTGGGTTCGGTATGCCCAAGGGAGAACTATCAAGTGAGCGAGAACAAATCAATCCCGAAGATTACAAGGAATATGGCGAACTTCCGCTCGTCACTACGGGATGCGACTCGTATGCATCCTGGGATCCTCGCTTTAAGCATCTTTCTCCCGTTAGGGATATTGATTCCATTGTCAATAGTATTATGGAACTCCTTCCGTTTGGGGAATGGCGAGACGAACACCTCGTCATCACAGGAGGAGAACCACTCCTAGGTTGGCAACGTGCTTTTCCTGAACTACTGAGTCATCCTAAGATGCAGGGTCTTAAAGAGATTACTTTTGAGACCAATGGTACTCAGGAGCTATCCCCTGCTGTTGCTGATTATCTTGAGGCTTGGGCATGGCATGATGATCGTCCGCACCCCGGCTTTGAGCGAGAAATTACTTTCAGCGTCAGTGCTAAGTTGAGTTGTTCAGGTGAGTCTCGTGAAGACGCAATCAAGCCTGAGGTTGTTGCAAGCTATCAAAATGTAGGTCACGTTTATCTCAAGTTTGTTGTTGCAACAGAAGATGATATTAATGAAGCACTTGAAACTGTCAAGATTTATCGTGATGCAGGATTTAAGGGTGATGTTTATCTGATGCCAGTTGGTGGTGTTGAAAGCGTCTATGCTCTCAACAACAAGAATGTTGCATTGGCTGCAATGAAGCATGGTCTTCGTTATTCGGACAGGCTCCAGGTGCCACTTTTCAAAAACCAATGGGCAACTTAATGAAACGTATCGGATTCCTAGTTAGTTCACAGACATTGATTCCACATGGTGGTATCGGTCAGTTCACAAAGAGTTTTTGTGACTTGATGAACACACATGGAATATATGTAGATATTATCACAGATAAGAGTCCTCAGGGTGTAGCTGATGAGTTTATCAAAGAACTCAAAGCAAATATCATCTACCCTAGCAATCCAATGCGCTATACCGATCATAGTGCTATCTTTATGTATGAGGATAGTTACTGCTATGAGCGTATGGCTAACTTTCGTGACGCTACGATCAAGGCATTAACTACGAATATTTACGATGCATTTGTGTGCAATACCTATGAAACTATTCAGGTAATCTCTACGCTTGGATTGTCAGATTATATTCAGACTATTGCATACACTCATCTAGAAAGTCAAATCTTCAAAAATACTAAGAATCCATTTCTTGACAGTGTAAACGAAATGATGCGTTTACAATTAAAGATGGATAACATCACTATCGGCACACAAAGTACGTTCAATAAATTGCATTTTGACAATGCGGTTCATCTTCCTATTCCCCTTCCCGAAAAAGGCTTGTTACAAGAATATGACAAGCCTCGCGAGGGAGTATTGTTTATTGGACGTTGGGAAGAAGGTAAGAATCCTGAACTCTATCTTGACTTGATTGAACAGACTAAGCTACCTGCTCGTGTAATGACAAGTGCTAATGGTGCTAAGAAGTTTGAAGAACGATTGAAGAAGATCGGAGTTGACTACAAGATTGCTGTCAGTGTCATTGGAGAAGAGAAGGTAGACTTCATCACAAGCTGCCGTGTAGCATTCAACCCTAGCACTGTAGAAAGCTATGGCATTGCATTTCTTGAACAGATGATTCAGCTACCTACGTTTGCGCTTGAGAATCAACGCTGGACGCAGAACTTCCCCAGCACACAGTTCTTCACTACCAGTAAAAAGCATATGGTTGAGGATATCAAGTTTGTCTATGAGAGATATCCTACGGCAAAAGACTGGTATACTGCATATGTTTCAGTGAATCATTTCAAGATTCATGAGGATGCAGCGTTTCATAAGTGGAATCATTGTTTCAATGAGTTTGAATCTAAGAAATCAAACAACAATACAGCTAAGATTTGTAATGAAACCACTGTTAAATATAGTGACTTTATCAAAAGTTTGAAGCGCAACATTATCTGTATTGACGATGTTAGGTCTGTGTTGTCTAATAAACATAAGTTTAGAATCATCTACACTGACAAGGAAACTTGGCTGACTAAGGATCCTACATTTGAACCCGTAGAAGAAGTAACTGGAATGGGATTGTTTGACTTTTGAGAAAGTGCTTGACAATGACTCAAGATAATGATAGAGTGGATACTATGACAAACACTATCAAACGCATCGGCTTTGCCTGTAAGTGGGCAGAAATCAATCACAAGGGCGAAATCGTCAGTACTGAAGGACTCAATACTGGTGGTACAACCTATGCATGGGCAAAGCGTAATACTCGCAGTAAGGTCGAGGACAAGTTGATTGAGGTTGCTAAACGCAATGTTCTCAACACTCATGCCCTCGTCAAGAAGGTAGCAACACTACCTCCCGAGTTGCGTATGCTTCGTCTTACCAGCGATATGCTATCGTTCTATACTATGGACGAATACAAGGACTTCTGGACTCGTCAGGATGTTCAGGATAGTCTTGCTCGTTGGTTTGCTCCTATCGGCAAGACCGCTCGTGACAACAATGTTCGTATCAGCTTTCATCCCGATCAGTTCGTGGTTCTCGCTAGTGATCGTGAGGAAGTAGTCAACAAGAGCATTGAGGAATTTGAGTATCACGTTGACATGGCTCGTTGGATGGGCTATGGTAGTAACTTTCAGGATATCAAGATCAACGTTCATATCTCAGGTCGTCAAGGTCCTGATGGTATCAAGCGTGTAATGTCTCGTCTTAGTCCCGAGGCACGTAATAGTATTACTATTGAGAATGACGAAATGACATGGGGCATTGATGCAAGTCTTGAGCTTGTTGATACTTGCCCATTGGTCTTGGACATTCATCATCACTGGGTAAAGACTGGTGAATACATTGAACCCAATGATGATCGTATCAAGCGTTTCATTGATAGCTGGCGGGGTGTTCGTCCTACTATTCATTACAGTGTTTCTCGTGAGGACATTCTTACTAATCACTGTAAGAACACTCGACCCCATATTGATACTCTACTAGAAAGCGGTCATAAGAAGCAGCATCTTCGCGCACATAGTGATTACTACTGGAATACTGCTGTCAATGACTGGGCAATGACCCACAACGATTGGGCCGATATCATGTGCGAGAGTAAGGCTAAGAATCTTGCCAGCTTCATGCTATATGATACATATATTAAGAAAGGTTAATTATGTTTGAAAGTATTAAGAAGTGGTTCAGTCCACCCCCTCCTCCAGCGCCCGAACCAGAAGTAAAGAAGGCAGCACCCAAGAAGAAAGAGCTTACTCCTAAGGAGAAGGCAACTGCTGCTGGTGAACCCTATATTGCTATCTTGCAGGTAGATTTGGATCCTAACGATATCAATAACGGCAGCTTTGAGCTTGATTGGAATGACAAGTTTGTTGTCAATCTTGTCAAGCAGGGCTATAAGATTCGTCCTGATGATACTGATGCACAGATTGTAGATCGTTGGTTCCAAACTGTCTGTCGCAATATTGCACTTGAAGTGTATGAGCAAGAACAGGCTGACCCTGAAAAGCGTGATGATGTCCGCATCATTCAGCAGCGTGATCTGGGTAATGGATTTACCGAAGTAAGCTAAGATGAAGAACGTACTGTCAAATGAAAACATAGACCTTGCTATCCAATATGCCTTGGGTAATGACAATGTTTTGACAGCGTTGGATCCAAACTATCGCAACTTGTTACTAGCCTACCTAGAAGATATCAATTCGTCTACGCTCAGAGAAGCAATGATTTTGCGTATGCTAAATTATGTTTCTTATCCTAACAAGCATGGAATGGATGGTTATTGCCCTGTAACAGGAAAGCAAAAAGAAGTTAAGCCTAAACTAGTTTTTGAAAATCAAAAAGTCAGTTCGAGTGGCAAATTCAATGATATGAGCACCGAACTATTGAACAAAAAGGATGGTAGTGACATTATCTGTGCTGCCTTCTTTAAGGGTAAGTTTTTGTATGTCGTAGAATTTCCCTATGAATTAGTGAAGCCTGTACTGCAACGTAAAGTGGATTCTGCTGTTGTAGGTCGTAGGATTCAATCTGACTTTACCTGGAAAGATTATAATAGTGACAGCTTAAAGGTTTGGTATTTCAACGAGACGTTGGCCAAAGATACCAACAGCCTATCTAAATTGCATTTTCAAATGCTGAAGGATCGGTTCGACAGTGCAGCAAATCGGCAATTTTCTTCTTGACAACTGATGCGTTATTGTGTATTATATGTATATATTAACGGTTGAAGGATACTATTATGTCTAAGAATACTAACTTTCCTTATAATTTTGAATTTGTGACGCCTACTGGAGAAAAGGCGATCCATCTTCTTAAGCGCAAAAAGGGTGAATACAAAAGCTGTACGGTCGCCGACCGGCTCGAACAGTTGTTTGATCCCAAGAACACAAAATGGCACAACACTATTGCTAAGTGGAAAGCTGACATTGAAGCCGGGCGGCGGAAGAAGCCAAACCGCAAAAAGCGCGGAAAGCTAGTTATGGTAAAGGTAAAAGATATCGTCATTGATGATGATATCCAGCGTGATATGGACCCGGATTGGGTAGCTACTATTGCCAACCCTAATGAATTTGAAGAAGAATTCATGAGTCCGATTTATTGTATGTATGACCCTAAGAAGAAAAAGTACATTAGCATTAACGCTCAGCACACTATCGTATTAGAGACCGCACTTGCATATCATAATCTTTGGGATGGTTATGAAGGCGATCCTATGGAACTTGAAGTTCCTGTTTTTTACTTCCTTGATGAATCTCGTTCGAAGGCCCGAAAGAGCTTTAACATCTACAATGGTCGTATCAAGCCCATCGAACCCTATATCAAGCACAAGATGAATGTTCTCGCATATCGCGTTGACGGTGACCGCACGAATAAGGATGCTAAAAAGGCTGCCGATATTCAAACCATCAACGAAGCACAGGGTTTTGAACCTATTAGCCGCGATGATAAGAAGGCCAAGAAATTCAACTGGGCTATTACGTGTGTTGCAGAAATGATGCAGCATTACGACAGGCCTGATCGCTGGAAGTTTGTTCTCAATACTCATAAGCGTTACTGGCCTAACCACCAGCTTGATACCTCTGAGGTTGACTTGTATGGATTCATCTATGATTACTTCGTTGAATTGAAGTATGATGTTTACAGTAAGGAGTTTGATGAGGGATTTCTGAATCCTTGCATGGCAATCATTTGGAAGTTCTTCACTACTCCAAGCGGTTTCAAGGCTGATAGTGCTGGAACTCAGGCGCGATTTAATGCTGCAAAGACTGGACTTCCTATTGATAAGGTTAAACTTGACGATAACGGTACCTGCGTGTATCTCATGAAGTTGTATAAGCACTTCGGAGGTAAGCATGAATTGCCGATGTACGTTAACAATATGCGAGAGTCTCGGATTGGCGATCTTCTTGCGTTTGTTGATAAGGATAGGACTCTCCTAGTAGAAGAAATGACTAAGTATGGCAAGTCGTAAGAAAAAGTTCTTTTATGTCATCTTGACTAATCATTATTTTAAAGTAGGAGAGCAGTTTAAGCAGCGTCTGGGCTACGGGGTAACCAATGACCCCGTAGGTCGGGCTAGAAAATATAGCAACACTTCCGGTGGTGAACAAGAATTTTGCATGGTTTACTACAGCCCTAACTATGAAGTGGAAGAAGTTGAAAAGATCCTTAAGAGGAAGCTGTCTGATGACTGTCACCAAATACATGGAGAAGATGTAGAGTGGATTAGCCCTTATAGTGACATTGACACCAACTCACTGCTCGGCATGATTGACCAAATCATCAGTGACCTTCGTATCAACGTTATGAAACTTAAGGCTGACTATCTGCCATTTAGTCCGGCTTGGCATTCAACCGTAGGCATTGATGCCATCGAAACCAACCTAGACACTTTTTTGGAACTTAAGGCTTGACAACTGCTAATATATCGTGTAAAGTGTATGTATATTAACAGAGAAAGTACCACATGAAATACGCACTGATTGACACTGCTAACACTTTCTTCCGCGCTCGGCACGTTGCTAGTCGCAATGCTGATACGTGGGAGAAGATTGGCATGGCTATTCACCTTACGTTGTCATCCGTCAATCAGACCGTGCGTATGTTCGGCATTGATCATGTAGTCTTTATGCTTGAGGGTCGCTCTTGGCGTAAGGAAGTTTATCCTCGCTATAAGGCTCATCGCAAGGTTGACGATGCTTCTATGACAGAGGCAGAAGTAGAAGAAAACAAGATGTTCTGGGAGACTTACGAAGTCTTCACTACCTATCTGCGTGAAAAGACTAACTGTTCTGTGTTGCGTCATCCCAATGCAGAAGCAGATGACCTCATTGCTCGTTTCATTGCACTGCATCCTGACGATGAACACTATATCATTTCAAGCGATACTGACTTTGTGCAGTTGATTGCAGAGAATGTTCATCAGTATAATGGTGTTGCTGGTCAACTTATAAAGCTGGATGGTTACTACAATGATCGTGGTAAGCCTGTCAAGGACAAGAAGACTGGCGAACACAAACTTCTTGAGGACCCCCAATATCTGTTGTTCAAGAAGATCATTCGCGGTGATGCTACTGACAATATTTTCAGTGCTTATCCCGGTGTTCGTGAAAAGGGTTCTAAGAATACTGTAGGCATTCGTGAGGCGTTTGAAGACCGTGAGAAGCAGGGCTTCAAGTGGAACAACATGATGCTACAGCGTTGGACTGATCATGACGGTGAGGAACATCGTGTTCGTGATGACTATGAACGCAACCGTACATTGATTGATCTTACTGCACAGCCCGATCATATCAAGGAAGCAGTTGATAGTATCATTAAGCAAGATGTACGCACTACTGCTACTCCTAGCGTAGGTCTGCATTTCATGAAGTTTTGTGGTAAGTATGAACTCACTCGTATCTCTGATCAGGGTGAAGCATACGCAAAGTGGCTCAACAATCCATATAAGGGAATTCTCAATGCCGATTGATCCTGTTCTACTCTGTAAAGATTGCAAGTTTAGCAAGATGAACGTAGCGAATCGTATCTTTACGCTAGGTGGTTTGGTAGGTACTGAAAGTTTTATGTACAAATGTACTAAGAACGTCAAGCCGGCGCGTGACGTAATTGACCCGGTAATTGGTCCTGAACATATCAAAGCCGAAATGAACTACTGCGAAACTGAGCGTAAGCACGGTGACTGCGGACCTACTGGAAAATACTGGTTGCCAAAGCACAAGAAAGACCTGTTTAAGGCACTGACAAAGGATTACAATGACTGAATTAGTCGCAAAGCCAATCGTTAAGAACCAATTTTGGATCGTCACTGATGGTGATAAAAAGGTTGGTAACATTGAAGCTAACAATGCGGGATATGGGGTGCAGATTAACGGCACCTTCCTGCAGTTCAACAATACAGAAGAACTAAAGAAAAAGACCAAGATCAAGTTTGAACCACTCAAGACTGACAAGACACCAGTGAAATTGCCCTATTCAGAGTATCCCACTCCCAAGCGCATCTATAACTCGGTCTTTGATGTTCAGCGTGGACTTCATCTGTTTACTACCAGCAATAAGTCCAAGTGTCTACATGCTGCTGGCTGGTTTGTACTTGATCAAAATGGTACTCCGGGCGTAGTATTCTGTCCCAAATATATCTTCATTCAGCGGTATCCCTACTCGGGACCTTATAAAACTGAATCGGAGGCAAATGCTAAGATAAATACAGTGTAATGACTATGCATATTAACAGATTTCTGGACAAGATGGCAGTAATGGACTCCAAACAAAACAAGGATGTCGTATTACCCATCAGTGACGCCAGAGGCTTGCGTGATGACATTACCAGACTTTTATCTGACTTGTATGAACTACAGAAGCAGAAAGATACTGATGGCACTAAGGAAGTCATTCAGGTCGAGATTAAAGGCGGTACATTTAAATGAGCAGAACGCAACCCAACATTCTCTTAGAGTATGTTGACAAGAAGACATATAAGTGTGATCAAATTGTGGAAGCCGCAGGTATCTGGGCCGTGTTCTATGATGATCAGCCTATTAACCTTAAGTCATCGCATCATCTAACAAACGACATTGCACCCAAGTACAAGAAGACCAGTTTCAGTAATCCTGGTCATGCTCGTAACCTTTGCCGTAAGTTGAATGCACAGTTCAAGACTGATAAGTTTACAGTTGTGTTTATGAACACCGGGAGAACAGTGTACCCCGATGATCTATCCCAAGACCAAAACTGAAATCATTCAACTGATTCTTGCCGAGACTAAGGAGGATCCTGATTTTCCTTGGAAAGATATGCCTGCCGATAAGATAATATCCGATTGGTTTATTACTGGTCGTAGCGGCTCTGGTTTACGACTCACTGATGCAGGCATGACTGCTTTTAGTAAAGCAAACATTGCTCATTACGACTTTGATTTCAATCCTCCCAAGAATGCTAACAACCAAGTTAGCTGGGCCAAGTATACTTTAAATCTTGACAAAAAGGTAAAATGCCCTTACTATGTCGGCATTAAATTAGTTGACAAAGGCAAGAAACAACCGTATATTAGAGTATATGATCACAGAATAGCAATGATGATGACCTTATATGGGGACTTTGAAAGCTACCTAGAATCTATTAAATAACTATAGTTTTTGTTCGCAGTTGCAGCATAAATATAGTTCGTAGTCTTTTGACTACACTTACACACAGGAGAAAATTATGAAGACTATCGCACTAAGCCTTTTAGCGGCTATCGCTATTTCAAACCCAGCTTACGCACTTTCTTGGAAAGACAAGATGTTTGCACAGCTTGACACCGACCACAGTGGTGAACTTTCATACGGCGAATTGGTCGCCGCTGGTTGCAGAACCGATCTAAAGTATTTCAAGATTGCTGACGAAGATCATAGTGGTGGTCTTAGTAAGTTAGAATATTTTGAGAACCGTGAAATTCTCGGTCGCTGCAAGTAAGGATAGCTGATATGATCAAGACTTTTATGGACACTACCATTGACGCTATCCAGTCAACTAAGAAGATTGCAATTGATGCACTCGTTAAGCACGAGGTTCTTGCTAAATCTCTTAACGATTTCGTGGATACTCAAACCGAGTATACTAGAAAAGCAGTTGATGCTAGCCTAGAAGCTGGTACCAACGTGTACAATGTCATTACAGATAAGGCATTTTACACTGAAACACTAAAGACTATGCAGGAAACTGCAAAGTCATTTTACACACAGAGGAAAGGAAATTAATATGAGTAAGTTTGCAGGAACCGTCTTTGACCCAGCTACTCCAGCTATCACTAGAGTCAGTCGTGTCGGAGCGGCAGCAGTTGTTTCAACCTGCGCTATGCTATTTTACATGCTTTTAACACTATAATGTGGCCCTATACAAATGATGAATGGGAATTCGTTTCCATTACTAATAAAAACTGAGGAAGTAATATGAGTGAGAATAAGGTTCCGGGTCTTCCCGAAATTAAGTTCAATAAGAACGGATACGAGATTCGTTCTGACATTTTAGGCCTTGCTGAAAAGCTATGCCTTGAGGAATACAAGGCCAAGTTTATGGGTTGGGAACTCACCGCACATAAGCTAGAAACTGGACAACTTGTAACCACTGTAGCTGCGCCAGAGTTTCCTGGACTTGAAAAGGTCCTAGAAACCGCACAGAAGATGTATGATTTCGTAAATAACTCAACGAAAAAGTAATCTTCAATGAAAGGGTGCCTGGCTAGTTCAGGCACTTTTTTTGGCTATTGAGGCTTGACATTGCATTCGTTTTATAGTAGAGTGAAAACATGATGAAGAAAGAAGTGATTCAGTTTCAGATGTCAAAGCCCAAGTCAAGAGCGCATCATGTGCTTTATGGGGACACTCCCTTTCGTCCTAAGAAGGTTGAATCCAAACTTCGCTACAAGCGCAAAGACAAGCACCCTAAGAAGGATTGGTAAGTAATATGGACCGCGAAGATTTTATCAACTATGTTCTTGACTTCTACAATGCCGACAGTGGAATCTATAAGGACGTTGCTGCTACTCGTGCAGAAGTAATTGATGCTACTCGCAAGCTGGAACGCACTTACGAAGATATCTGCTACGATTCAGTTGACCGCGAACGTGTCCGCGATTTCATCCTTGAAAGCCGCTAATATGAACTATAAAGAAATCACATTGCCCGGCGGAACCTTTCATATGTACGATGATCAGCCAAACGTTTGGATCCAGCAGTTGCAGCCCGGTGAAAAGAATGTGTCTGAAAAGATCATGGATGCATATAATGCAGGCGATGTTAGCAAGAAGAACGTGTGATGCCCTATACTATCTATGATGCTATTAAGGATGAAATTGAGTTTCTTAAGACCCTAGAAAAGGTTGAGGAAAACGCAAATCACACTATTACTGCTGCTATTGTGGCACAGCAGCAGTCTAGTTTGCGCAGGATCCTTCGCCGTGTAGATAGCGGTTATGAATACTCTATGGGCATTGATACTAGTGATGGCAAGCCCTGCATCAAGTTTAATAAGACTGACCGAAAGACTCTTGAAGAAGAATATCCAGCACTAAAGAAAGCTGCTGAACAGTATAATCTTATTCATAATCTTGTTGCCAGTGAAGAGGATAATGACGAATGAACTTTTATATTTGGATTGCAGTAGCAGTTGTCTCTTATGGCATTTATTGTTATTTGCTAGGCAGAGGTAAGATTGAGTTTCACGATGATAGTGATAGTCAGCCAATTACATTCATTATGTTCTTTGCTTGTGTCGCTTGGCCAATCACGCTGACTGCTGCTATGGTGGTTGGTCCTTTTATTCTGCTATACAAGCTGGGTAACAAGCACAAGCTCATTGATAAAGAAAAGAAGCTGATGTGGGAAAGGTTGAAGGCTTGATTTATGAATAATAGATATAACGAAACCAATGAAAACTTTGGGTGTTTGGTCCTTATATTGACCTTTTCATTCTTATTGTTTGGTCATCCCATCCTAGCCTTTTTAGTGTTTTTGATGCTGTTTGGCTAAAAACGGTTGACATGTTTACCCAAAACTGCTATAACAAGATTATAGACAGCGAAAGATAAATATTGTCATGAAGATTACCGAAGTTACTCAGCCGAGCGAACAGGCCCTCTTTGAAGCACTTGATGCTGAAAACGATACTGGGATTGCTACCTCTGATCTTGTCAAGATTGTCAAATCCGTTAACGGCCCGTTTAGTGCGCCGATGTCAGGTGATGAAATGATCGCCCGTCTTGAAGCTGCACTCGGTGAACATGTCTAATCCTAACCCTGCTGTTGTCTTTAGCGAAGGTCCTCTTTGGATGGAATCAGTTGTGTCTGCTAGAAAGGACACAATAAATATTCTGCAAAAAATCAAAGAGTTCATGGATTACAAATCACAGAATCCACTGGCGTTGTTCGGTGGAAAGGATACTCCATTAGCTGGGGTATCTGGTAGTCCATATTCAAAGTATCTGCCTAAAGCTAGAAAAGCACATCTTACTCCTGACATCAGCATCATTTATGAACTTAGCGGTAAAAACCCAACCACGATTAAGCTGTTAGGAGTATTCACTCATGCTGATCTAGGAACCGGAATGCCAGCTAATAAGAAGCGATCTGAACAGATGGCTAAGCGTCTCGCTCGTGAAGACCTTGAAAATTTTTTGAAATCCCTTCTCTAATAAAATAACCTAACTGTATCTTTTTGGTTGACACTGTTACCCAAAACTGCTATAACGAATGTATAGCAAGGAGATAGTCACATGGCTCGTTATACTCGCCCCGTCTACAACACTGTTGATGTTTTTGCTGCTGCATGTGCTGCCCAGCGTATCAACGGTGAATATCTCAAGCAAGATGATGTTACTGTTTATGACGATGATCATGAATATAGCCATAAGGTGAATCGTGTTGCTAACAAGACCTTGACTCACCAGTTTCTTAAGGGTGATTTTGATATCACTGACGGTGACCGTGAAATGGCTGAAAAGGTTATGACCTATTGTCGCGGTCTTACTTTCAAGTTGCTTACCAACAAGCGTTTGAGCGACTTTGAAGCAACCATGCTTACTATCGTTGAAAAGTCAACCACCGACAGCAACTATGATATTGCTGTTGTTGCCTCGCTTCCTGCTTCGTATGAGCGTTCTATTGCTCGTACTGAACAGAATATTCGCCTTCGTGAGACTGAAGGTTTTGTTGGGCAGGTTGGTGATAAGGTTGGACTTTCTGTTGAAGTCGTTCGCTGTAATTTCTCCGATCAGTGGGGTACTCATTTTGTGACTACGATTACTCCTGACAACAAGCAGGTGTTTTTTGCATTCCGCAACTCGCTTGCTGTTGGTGACACTATCACGATTGAGGGTAAGGTAAAGGCCCATCGCAATCAGCGTGAGGATAGCACCCAGCTTAACTATGTTAAGGTCCTGTAATTGTAATGAACGCTGACAAAGAAAATGTATTCCGCACTTTACGTGAAGAGGAGTTGTTTGTGACTTTTTGGGGGTGCCGTTTTGGATTTCACAAATGGTTGAAGTATCGTGAGCCTACAAAGGTACACGACTCCTATTACATGTGTACTGTGCAGGAGAGGCGCTGCGGTTCTTGTAACAAGGCTGATAGAATTATTTTAGAAAAGACTGTATAAAATGACCGATTGGATCAAAGCTATTCAGAGCGTTGGGCGAGGTTTTCGCCCGGGTATGGAAGTCCAAATGATTTCTGCCGGTACCGGAGTGGGCAAGTCTGTAATCATGGATTTTGAATCCGATGACTTCACTGACTGGGAACATGTTATGCGACCGCATTATGTGGAAACAGCAGTGTGGGGAGAGGTGGGAGAGGTAGCTTGGTATAAGTTCTCCAGAAAGCCAAAGCTAGCTATTATCTATAGTGCAACCAAAGTGATTCGTCATAACGAAGATGGTTCGTTTGAATATATCAAGAATCGTACTGGTACTGGTGTTAAGGTACTAGACGCAGAAGAAGAAAAAGAAATGACTTGGATCATTCTTAAAGCAAGGAGTATGGACTAATGCAAATCGCAATCGCAGATACAGATGGTCGTGTTCATCTTTGGGGTGATGTCACTAGCATCAACGAAGATGGTTCCATTAACTTTTACGTACTTAATGGCGCCTGGGATGGTAGGTACCACAATGGACAGGTCTTTGTAGAGTACACTAAGGCACTGTTTCCCGGTATGCTTGTATGGGTCGGTAATGCTCCCGGCGACTACAACCACGCTATACCTTGGATTCAAGATGAGATTAGCAAGCCAGACTATGTAATGACGCAGCCTGATCAGTATGTTGCTCCTATTAGGGAAGTTGAAGAAGATGAATGGGATGATATTCCCTTCTGACAACTGCTATCTTCCGATCCATAGGATAGAGTATGTTCGTGTTGGTATACAGCGGACATGCCACACAGAGGTTTGGAGTAACTTTGTCAACTCTCTCCCGGTAACAATTCAGTCTGGTTGGGATAACTTAGCACGAGAGCGTATCAAAGATTGGAACGGTACTCTAATCAACGATGTAGTAGTGTTCAATACCGAGCAAGACAAGATGTGGTTTATATTGAGGTGGTCGTAACCTTTCTTGTTGACATTCACCCTACAATATAGTATATAGAAGACTATGAGCGCAAACTTTATCAAACAATTGAACGAGGATAATGGTCGTCTTCACAAAGAAGATGTCCTTAGCCAGGCCCTTACTGCTGCTAATCTAGGAAGCGATATTGCTATTCGTTTTCTGTGCGGGCTTAAGGCATGTTACAACCCATATGAAACATTTGGTATCAAGCAGATTCCTGATACAGTTGGTATTGTTGATGCAGAGAATCCGTGGGACGAGTTCTTTGACTTGTTGCAGGCACTTAGTGATCGTCGCTTGACTGGACATGATGCCCGCGATGCGGTAGCAGAAATGTCGGAACGTTTTGACAGTGATGAATGGAATCTGTTCCTTGCTCCTATCCTTCGGCGTGACATGCGCTGCGGTATTAGCACTACTACTGTCAACAAGATTGTCAAGAAAACCAACTACGAGATTCCTGTATTCTCGTGTCAGCTTGCTAGCAACTGTGAGGGTCGCCCTGAAATGAAGGGCATCAAGCGACTCGAACCCAAGCTCGACGGTGTTCGTGTTCTGTTAGTAGTTACCGTGACTGACAGTGGCACTCACACAACTTGCTACAGTCGCAATGGCAAGGTCTTTGAGAACTTCAAGCACATTGAAGACCAGATTATTGATAATCTGCTACAGCTTATCTTTGCCCGCAATAGCGTAAGTATTCCTGGTTCTGATATTACTCGTGGCTTCGTCCTTGATGGTGAAGTTGTTGGCAATAGCTTCCAAGAACTGATGCGTCAGGCTCGTCGTAAAGAGAATGTAGCAGCAGAAGATAGCGTGTTCCACGTATTTGACATTCTTCCTATCGCTGACTTTGGTCGTGGACACTGGAATGCACAGTTGAGCAAGCGTATCAAGCTACTTGAAGCTATGAAGCCTGCTATCGACAAGATGCCTAATGTAGAACTGCTGCCGCACCTTGAAGTTAACCTCGATGAACACGAAGGTCGCAGCAAGTTTGAGCGTTATTGCAGTGACATGGTTGCTGCTGGGTTTGAAGGCGTGATGATTAAGGACCTCGATAGTCCTTATATCTGCAAGCGTAGCGCCAGCTGGATGAAGTACAAGCCTACGATCACTGTTGATCTTGAAGTTATCGGTCTTGAAGAAGGTACCGGTCGTAACAAGAACCGTTTGGGCGCACTTGTCTGCAATGGTGTTGATGATGGTAAGGAAATCACTGTCAATGCTGGTAGTGGGTTCAGTGATGCAGAGCGTGACAGTCTTTGGGAAGATCGCAACTTGATCGTGGGTCGCACCGTTGAGATTATGGCTGATGCTATCACGCAGAATCAGGATGGTACTTACAGTCTGCGTTTCCCGCGTTTTGTTCGCTTCCGTGATGATAAGGAGAATGTATAATGGAAGTTAAGTGGTATATGATTGCAGTTGCAACTATCTTTGGACTTGGTATGGCGGCAGCTACTTATACTGAGTTTCAAAAGTCACAGTGTAAGATTGCTGCTATTCAAGCGCACATGACGCCTGATCAGATTGAGCAGGTGTGCAAGTGAGTAGTCTTGGAATGATCTTTGAAGAATCGCCACAGCGTTGTGAAATGTGCGGCATTATCGCAGAAACTCGTCCATATGGTCTTAATCATGAAGAAATCTGCTTTGATTGCGCCATGAAGGATGAGGCACTTACTGAGATTCGTGCTAAGCAACTGTTGTTCGGGGAAGGAGAATAATAATGGAAATTCAACCCAAAGATACAAGTCGTGGGCATTTCTATGTCAGCATGGCTAAGAGCATGTTGCGTATCGGTGCAAGTCTTGCATTGATGATGATGACAGGGGTGTTTGAAATCGCAGGTTGCTTACTCTTTGCAGCAGAACTGTTGGGAATTCTAGAGGAGCTAGTGTAATCATGGAAGACGATTATGATGCACTAAAGGATACTGCTGAATGGGCTGAAAAGTTACTTGGAAAGTCGTATGTGTTTGAAGACGGCGATATGATTGAAGTGATTCAAGTAAAGCGCCGTGATACTGGTCCTTGGATCACTTTTCATATCACACAAGGCCCTGGAATCCCTCGCAAGGGAGTTATGATGGCCGAAGAGTTCAACGTTACGTATGGACATTTATTTGGTTTAGAAGACTAAATAATAGATGTTCTTACGAAAAGTATTTAGTTTCGCTACACTAACCCTGTTGGTTGCACTTACTCTTAGCAGTATTGCGGCTTGGTATTCCATTCAGGGGTTAATGGCTATCTTCGCCGCAGCAGTCGTTCCCATTATGATCATGGGCGGATCGCTTGAGTTTGCTAAGGTTGTAACTACAGTTTGGCTACATAGATATTGGGATCGTGCTGGATGGAAGTTAAAGCTCTATTTGGTTCCTGCTGTTATTGCCCTTGCATTCTTGACAAGCATGGGTATCTTTGGCTTCTTGTCTAAGGCTCACAGTGATCAAACATTAGTAAGCGGTGATGTTGGCGCTAAGGTAGCAGTCTATGATATGAAGATACAGACTGCTAAAGAAAACATAGCCGCTAACCGTAAAGCACTTACACAAATGGATAGTCAGGTTGACCAATTATTAGGTCGTACTGCTGATGACAAGGGTGCAAATCGTGCTGTTTCAGTTCGTAATCAACAGAAAGCAGAGCGCAATCGCCTTCAGAAAGAGATTGAAGCAGACCAGCAAGCTATTGCTAAGTTGAATGATGAAGCTGCTCCTATTCGTGCCCAAGTACGTAAGGTTGAAGCAGAAGTTGGACCTATCAAATATATTGCTGCATTGATCTATGGTGATAATCCAGATAGCAATTTATTAGAACGTGCTGTGCGATGGGTTATCATTCTCATTGTGTTTGTATTTGATCCTCTTGCTCTTACGCTTGTATTAGCTGCACAGAGTAGCTATGAATGGCTTGAAGAAGACTTGAATAAGAAGGATGAAGAGGAAGAAACTGTGGAAGAAGTTCACGACAAGTGTGGTACACCTGAATGCTGTGGACAATGTGATACTGCTGTTGATGCAGACTTTATCGCAAAACTAAATGCAGTTAAGCCCAAGGAGGTTAATGATGATGCCACTTTACTATCAGCAGATGATGCTGGACATGATGAAGATGTGGGAGAAGAACTACAACAAGCACATCTTTCCGATGCAACTGAGGATGCTGGGGAACTGGAACCGAGTGAAGCAGAACCTGTCAAAGAACCTGAACCAATAGAGATAGAAACTGAAGGCGTAACAATTCATCACAATGAAGGTGGTTATGTTCTTTATGAGGGCAAGTCAATGAGCAAGGAAGCATTAAAGGGAATGCGTCCTGAGTTGTTTGCAAATCCTGACGAAGGACATCATAGTGACACTAGTTTCGGTACAGCTTTCCCTAGATATGCTACTAAGGGCGATGTTTTCGTTAGAGTAGATGTATTGCCTAATCGTGTATTCAAGTTTGACGGTGACAAGTGGATTGAAGTTAGCAAGGACCTTTCTAACTCATATATCTATGATGAAGAATATATCCGTTATCTTGTAAGTAAGATTGAAACCGGCGAATATGATATTGATCTATTGTCTGATCTTGAAAAAGAACAGATTGAAGAATTTCTAAATCAAAAATAAGTTCATATAAAAGCTCAGATAAGTAAAACTATGACTGATAAAAAACTACAAGACTGCTCCTTTTGTGGGAAGCACAAAGATGAAGTTGCAAAACTAATCGTAGGAGATGATGTAGCAATTTGCAGTACTTGCATTGCACTATGCAACGAACTCATGGATGATGACAAGGTTGTAGACATCATTGAAAAGATTGATACTGGTGACTTTGATGCATATAGCATTAAAGAACATTTGGATCAGTTAGTCATTGGCCAACATAGCGCCAAAGAGATTCTTGCAGTCGCTATCTCAAATCACTATAAGAGGATTACCAACCCACCTAAGGATTTAGAAATCCAGAAAGGTAACGTGTTGTTGATTGGGCCAACTGGTTCGGGTAAGACATTGCTTGCTAAGTCAGTTGCAAAGTATCTTAACGTTCCCTTCGTAGTTGCAGATGCTACTAACCTCACCGAAGCTGGTTATGTAGGTGAAGATGCTGAGTCAATGATTGCTATGTTGCTTGCACTTGCTGACAACGATGTTAAGAAGGCAGAACGCGGTATCGTTTTCATTGACGAAATTGACAAGATTGCTCGTAAGAGTGAAAGCACTAGCATTACCCGTGACGTTAGTGGCGAAGGCGTACAGCAAGCATTATTGAAGATGGTTGAAGGTACCAAGTGTCGTGTAAGCCCAGTTGGCAAAAGAAAACACCCACAGGGCGAGACTGTTGAAGTTGACACTAAGAACATCTTGTTCATTGCAGGTGGTGCATTTGTTGGACTTGAGCAGATTATCAAGAATCGTACTCAGGGTTCAAGCATTGGATTCGGAGCAGAAGTAAAGAGTAAGACTGAAAAGCAGGATATTACTGATGTATCTCCCGATGATCTTACTCGCTTTGGTATGATCCCCGAATTCATTGGTCGTTTCACTACTACGGTTACGTTACAAGAACTTACGCTTGATCAATTGGTAGAAGTGTTGACTGATGTTAAGAACAACTTCATTGACCAGTACAAGTATCTGTTCGCTATTGATGGTATTGAACTTACATTCACTTGTGATGCTATTAGACGTATTGCACAGAACTGCATTGATCTAAAGACCGGCGCTCGTGGTCTACATACTGAGATTGAAAGAATCTTGATGCCACATATGTTCCATATTCGTAAGTATAAGGAACAGGATATCAAAGAACTAGTGATTGATGTTGCTCTAATTGAGAACCCAAAAGCATTAGTTTAACCAAAATACTAGACGTTTTTACGAAAATATAGTATATAAGTATTGTTGTAGATGCTTTATAGGTCTACAACAATAGTCTTGCTTAATATAAAGGAGATAAAACATGACTAATCAACTAACCCTTCGTTCCCTAGACATTCCTGCTATTCACAAGTTTGGTATCGGCTTTGACGGTATCTTTGATGAACTGATGCGTGTCAACGCCCAGCAGGCAAACACCAACTATCCCCCATACAATATTGTAAAGCATGATGACGATCACTTCGCCATTGAGCTTGCCGTTGCGGGGTTCCGTGAGGGTGACATTAGTATTACAGTAGAGAAGAACATTCTTACCATTAAGGGCGAAAAGGTTCAGGACTTAGAAGACGTTGATTCTTCTGTATCTGTTCCTAAGCCTGAGTATGTACATCGTGGCATTAGTTCCCGAGACTTTGCTCGTACATTCACTCTTGCCGAACACGTTGAAGTTATCGGTGCAAATGCAGAGAACGGTATTCTCAAGATTGAATTGGAGCGTCAAGTTCCTGAGGAACAGAAGCCCAAAACGGTTGCAATCACTTACACAAAGTGATATAAATAAAATAGTGATTGCGGGTAATAGTGCCCGCAATCACATACTAAAGGAAGTTTATAATGGCAAATGCAGAAGTCGGAACCAAGATCAGGCCAAACCTTGCTCTCAAAGAGCCGCCGTTGTTCAAGGTAATCTATATCAATGACGATCATACTTCAATGGAGTTTGTGGTCAGTTCACTGATTGAATATTTCAACTACAATCCTGACACTGCCACCCAGATTACAGTTGACGTTCACGAAAACGGAAGCGCAATCGTAGCAGTATTGCCCTATGAGATTGCGGAACAGAAAGGTATTGAAGTTACCCTTGATGCTCGTGCCCAGGGCTACCCGCTTCAAGTTAAGGTTGAAGCTGAATCAAATTAAAATTGTGAGACGCTTGGGCCAGTAGGGCGCATTTACTGGCCGAGGGTTGTTCATATAGTTGATATTACCTAAATAAGTATCAACTGGCTTATCGTAGGTGCCAAACAACCAATGCGATACTTTATGTTCGGTATCCGCATCTAATACATCGCATAATGGTGTTTGGTCCTCGATATAGCCCGGATTCTCTTTAAAATATAGATCAGCATGTGGTACTGCGTTTGATACTACAATGATCTTCTTGACATCCAAATGACGCTGTAACTTGGATATTGAAGTGCGAAGATAGTAAGTATCTTCGTGCCTTGCTACAGTTTCAAGTATATTTTCAATTGTATGATTGTTTCCTACATTGCTCCAGCCATTGATGCCCGTGATAGCCACGCCATCAATAACAGCAACATGCTGGTGCAACATACATACGTTAGGGATAGCTTGTGCTATCTCAATAAGTTGCTGTAAACGTTCAGGGATACTATCCGCAGTTTCATATTCAAGCATACCCGGAACATAGAACACACCTTGATATATCTTTGAAAGGTGAATCAATGTTTGTGCGATAGTTCTAACATTAGAACTAATGTTGCCAGTGAGTATGCAGTAGAGACTTGTTTGCTTGTTTTCCCAATTAAAACTGTCATTGGAAGACAGGTTCAAATCACCTAGAATATCAAAACCAATTTCTTGCATTTACTTTGCAATTTTGATGTTAGGCTTCTTAGCTCTTGTCTTCTTGACTTCTGCAACTACAGCTTCTTCTACAGCCTTAGCCTTCTTAGAAACTCTCTTAGCAGCAGCCTTAACCTTAGGTGCTTCTTCTGCCACTACAGCCTTTACTTTAGTTTCAGCAACTTCAACTTTAGCTTCAACTGCTGCTACTTCTACTTCTGCTTCCTTAACAGTCTTTACGACAGCGGGAGCAAACACATTCTTGATCATATTGACCAATGTTGAAAGAAACGACATAATAATTCTCCTTTATTTGGGTTTCCATTTCTATTTATGACGTTACCCATACCTAATGAATAAATACTATATGCGTGATATTTTAGACAAACTTGAGACATTAACGGAAAGCACAGGACTTGCTGGACGTAAACCCGGCGATGTGTTCCGTAATCCAGATGGCGACGAAATCACTTTCAACACTATTGATTTCTATCCTGCTGCCGGTGGCACTATAGAACCAGAAAAACTTGATATGATTCTTCGCCAAGCTGAATCCGAAACAGGTGGCATTCAATGGATGAATAAGCGTTCTGCCAGAACCGGCGGGTTCGCAATAGCATCATTCTCTACTCCAGATGGTGAAGTATATTTTGGTAGATACCTAGAATCAATCAAGCCACAATCTACCGATAACTATGTCCCTAACCAAGTTGGCGACTATCGTTTTGCTGGTAAGGCAGCAGCTAAAGCACAAGCTGGATTAACCCCGCAAGACTTGCTCACTAACAAGATTGATCTATCAGCCGAAGATATTGTATCGCAGCTTGCAGAAAGTATGGGCGAAGACAACCCATTGTATATAGTAGCATATAAACTTGCAAGTGGTGAGCCACTTCCAATGACTTTTGATGCACCAGAAGGTGTAAGTTTCAGTGCGTTTAGAGATTATTTCTGCGAGATACTACAACCCATTGCATTACAAACAGGTCAATACACTGGTAACGCAGGGGAAGCTGCTGAAATCTTCTTGGGCGGTAGCTATCAAGGAACACTAATCTCATTTGATGATACAAAGACCGCTGGCCTTAGCGATAGTATCATGACTAATGAAGAAGGCAAATATATCAAAGTTAGCACAAAGGGCGGTAAGGGCGCCACTGCAAGTACATCAAACCTAGTTAATAGCATTGATGAGTTGGCACAGACTCCAAATGGACAGAAGCTAATGATGAAGTATGCTGACACCATTGAAATGATGAGAGAAATTCAAAAGCAAGGTCAAGCAGGTGCTCCTCTCTATCTAGGTGTGAAGTATGATATTATTGATGAAGAAGATGCAGACCAGATACGTGATCTAAAAAAGACTGGTCCGGTACCAATGGACAAGATTAGCTCACTGGGACTAACTGATAACTTAGAGAAACTAGCACACAGTCGTAAGACAGATAATCCAAGTAGTGTCAATCTTTATTATCACTTGATGGCTGCGGTTGCACACAAGGCAGCAGCAGAGGTCAATGAAAATACTGATTTTAGTAACGCCGCTGCTGACATTCTTAACAACGGAGCATTAGTTCAAGTTTATACTAAGGCAAAAGAATCCAGCGGTAAATGGATATTGAATGAGTTTGATACTGAATACCCCGGGAAAAGTACCAAGGGTGTATACCTGAGTGCAGGCAAAACATATTACAGCACTGGTATTAAGGGCAACTTCACATTCAAGATTGATAGAGGTCAGGGTAAGCCCAAGGATGATGAAGGAACCAATGAACCTACCGTAAGAGCAAAGCGCATACCAACTGAAAAAGAGTTTACTAAGAAGGCAGCAGATATTGCTTCGGGTAGACAAAAGAACACTGCATTTGATCGCACCGAAACTGGTGCTGGCGCAGTTGGTAGAGAAAAAAGAACAGTTCGGTAACCTAAACTAATTTAGCAAGCCACCCTCCCTTATACGGTCGGTTGGTCTTAGCCGTAGTGATCAAGTTTGCGTAGGACAATCCATTTTCGGAACAAAACGATTTTAATTCACGACTATACATTTGAAAGACGGAGCTATCGGGGCGCATTATTTCGTAGAGCTTTCTTTGGGCAAGATAGAATTTCTCTTTAGCAACCTCAGACCTGGTATTGTTTTTTCGCTGAGCCTCACTCATATTAGCCTTTGCTTGTTCTGAACGTTTTCTACCCGTCCTAGCAGCCCTGTGTTTTTCCATTCTCTCGGTATCATGTTTCCAAGTCTGACCTTTGCGTGAATTTGATATTTTAGCGCGAACCTCAGGCCTCTTTGCTGGGTTTTTATCACCTTTCATGTTTTCACTTAGTTGTAAGTAATATGCTTCGTCTCGGTTTTTATGCCACACCTCACTCATTTTTTTCTTAGTTTCGTCCGATCGCCGGATACCTAAAGGAGTATACGCATTGGGGGCTATGTTAAACCCTTGGTTGTTGATCCATGGAAACGGTTGAAGTTGATCAAGGTAGAATTGTTCTCTTTCCTGTAATATCTCTTTGGTTGGGGAGCAGATTTCTATTATCTCAAACTCAAAAGCATCCTTACCATATTTTTCTATCGCCTTACCTATAACTTGCTCCTGGCGAGTAGTATGCTCTACCCATCTTCCGTGAATATCAGCCGAACTACCTATGTAGATTCTACCGTCTGCCACCAATGTTATCTTATAAACTCCCGAAACTATTGACATTTGAAACTTCCTGTTATATACTTCAATTCTCAAGACTGTCTTGAGTGTAACAGTATTTATCTTTTACAACACAATCTTTAAGAAAGCGAGTAATTTATCTTATGTTAGTCCCAATGGTAATTCAGAACACGTCCAAGGGCGAACGGGCGATGGACATTCAATCAAGGCTGTTACAGGATCGTGTCATTTTGCTTGAGGGTGAAGTCCACGACCAGATGGCTAATCTTATCGTAGCACAGTTGCTTTATCTTGAGAGTGAGAATCCTGATGCTGACATTTCACTCTACATCAACAGCCCGGGCGGCAGTGTTACTGCTGGTATGGCGATTTATGATACCATGCAGTTCATCAAGCCCGACATTACTACTATCGTGATGGGTCAGGCATGTTCAATGGGATCGTTTCTTGCTCAAGCAGGTGCACCCGGCAAGCGTCTTATGCTTCCTTATGCACGACACATGATTCACCAGCCCAGTGGTGGCGCTCGTGGTATGGCAAGTGATATTGAGATTTCTTACAAGGAAATCATGCATATCAAGCGTACTCTTACCGAACTGTATGTCAAGCATAACAGCAAGGGCAAGACTTACGAGGAGTTTGAGCGTGACATGGATCGTGATACTTTCATGAGTGCCCAAGAAGCTCTTGATTATGGATTGATTGATAAGATCGTTACCAAGCGTGACTGATAAAAACTCTTACTGGGATAAGCCTGCCACAAAGGGGGATTATATCCTTGGATTTACAGTCATAGTGTTAACGATGATCTTAGGATTTACATTTTTATTGTAACGTAATAAATACTACTTTAATAGGGAGGATTTTTATGATGAACTCATATCGCACTGTGTATAAGCAAGCGTCTCCCGGATCTAGTAAAGAACTAGATTATGTAGTAAACATTTACCACAATGGTAAGTTTAAGTTTGCATATCGTTACGAAGACTGGACCGAAGACGCTGTATCCAATGAGGTCAGTCTTCTAAGGTCTAGGTTCTCTGACACTAACGGTTTCATAGTCAAGTGGTAAAAACTGGTTGACACTATACATAAAATAATGTAGTGTCAACTTATGAACACGATTGTTGAACATCTTAAAGGTCGCCACATTGACCTTAATCTTCATCGTCCCATGATAGATGAAGATGAGCGAGTGGCGACCTTTTACCTTTACAATCAGAGTGGTTGTATCATCGGGTACCAGCAGTATCGTCCTGATGCTGATAAAATGAAGAACAATCATCCCAAAGAGGCGCGCTACTTCACGTATCGCAAGCAGCCTACCCTCGCTGTATGGGGCTTAGAATCGCTTCATTTGACCCCTCACGTTGTCTTTCTGACAGAGGGTATCTTTGACGCTGCACGATTGACAGAGCGCGGATACAGCGCCCTAGCAGCATTGACGAACAACCCTACAAAGGACTTGCGTAACTGGTTGAGTATGCTCAATCGCAAAGTTGTAGCAGTGTGTGACAACGATGCTGCTGGTCGTAGGCTTGCTAAGTTTGGCGATGTTGCTGTATTTACAGAAGACAAAGACCTTGGTGAAGCTGATGATGAGTTTGTTACTGAACTGTTGAAAAAGTATGGCTAAAACCATTAACTTTGGAAGGCCGCCCGGAGAAACTGACATTGCTTGGTTTGTGAAGAACATTGGGCCAAGAACTCATTACACCAAGTTTAGCATTGGTGGTAAAGGCTGGAGATTCACGTATGAGCAAGATAATCCATGGTCTATCAAACATTGGAACTTGACGGTTGACGATGACAAGATGCTAACATATTATTTGTTGGTTAGGTGATTTTTTGGTTGACATTGGTGACCCATTTTGATATAAGAAGATATAGCAAGGAGACATTGAATGACTAAGTTTGAAACTCTCTCGCACTTCGTTCTGACCCAGGCTGACAACGAGGAACTCAATACCCTCATTGAATATATCAAGATGCGCCGTCAGCAGATCACCAAGTCCAATGTTCGTTCTATCACGAAGGGTGCAAAGGTCACGTTCACTGACAAGCGTGGTAAGGTTTATAACGGCACTGTAATGGATGTCAAGATCAAGAACCTGGTCGTTGAAACGCAGCATGGTCGCTATCGTGTCCCTGCTAGCATGGTCAAGGTTGCTCAGGGAGCGTAATATGAGTAACTGGCTTTATCTTGCAGGGAGTGCCTGCTTCGCACTCGGTACTATTCTCAATATGGTGAAGTGATATGCATTACCTTCATTTATTTTTTGTTATTTTGTGTGGTTCGCTTTGCATTGCAAACATCGGATCCATGGTATATTACTGTCGCAAGTTTCCATTTGTAATTATTCTTAATGGTATTGCTGCTGTCGTTACTGGCATTGCCACACTGATTAACTATTCCCAGCTTTAAGGAGAAATGAAATGAAAGATATTATCAAGATTGTTTACGAAAACGTTTTTACCTTTAGCACTGCTATGATTCTGATTGTAGCAGCGTTTATATTTGCTCTGGTCGTCACGATTGATGCCGAAAATAAGCGTGAAGAACAGAATCGTCTATTGACAGAAGCCTGTTACAATCAGGGAATGGTCCCTGTTGATACAGAAGCGGGTAAGCGTTGTGCTACTCCGCAGTCTCTTATTAAGGTGAAGTAAGATGTTGGAACGTATTCTGTTTGCACTAGCTATGGCTATTGTGTGCGGTATCGGTTTTTATATGCCTGACTATGTTAAGGGAACACTTGACCGAGCCGACATCGCTGTCCCGATGATGGCATTTGTTGCTTCATTCATCACTATGTATGTTAGAGAGAAGTAATATGGCAACACATAATGTAAGGGTTGGTAATGCATTCTTATATTAGTATAGGAAACGATAATAAGCATTACTGGTGTATTGATTTTACAGACCAAGAACTTAAGATTTGGTATAATAACAAAGAGTTTATGGAGCGGAAGACTAAAGTATATCTTCCTAGCAAAGAAGAAATTATTGCCGCCTATCCGCACTTAGCAGAAGTATTATAATGTAGATTAGGGAGAAGTAATATGGCAACACATAAAGTAAAGAGTTGGACGGC